GGTCTACCATTTGTATGTTTTATACGCCATTCACATGATAATGCATTTTTATGATCAACAAATCCTGTAACAAGTGCATATATTTCCCATCCACCGCCTCGTCCATGTGTATATCTTGCTCCTCCTGCAATTTCCTCGTTATGTTGACGTAACCGTCTACGTGGATCGTTGGTTGAACCATTATATGTCAAATGACTGTATTGTGATTGTGTATTTCTAAGAATATAACAATACCAAGTTTCTGTAGTATTAGTAGAATCTTCTGTTTCCATTATGAATATACTATACAAATAAACTTATATCATTATTTTGTGTTATTCAATAAATATTGTTGTATGGATTCTATTGATTTTTTGCTTATTTTACGGACTTTTCCATTAGATTCAATGGTCAGGTTCTCAATACATGAAAAATCTTTTGTTATTTCTTCCATAAAATGTGTAAAGTGATTAAAATGTTTCATGATAGCAATAGCAGTAATTGAACTAATACCAGGAATTTGACATAATATAATCTCACCAATATTTTCTGGTGTAATGTTATCCTTTTTCACTTTTTTTACAACATGACAATAGTCTGCAGTAGTTTGTTGTTGAGAACCTGAATTAACATATGAAGAAAAACCATTAAAAATAGGTACATTTTCAACATTTGTATCATTATTTTCTATAATGTTCTCGGTTTCTGTAATATTACTCTCCGTATTTGTTTCAGGTTCTCTATTTGTATATGTAATATGTTTAAGAAACGGGTCAGTTAAATTGTATGGAATAATACCTTTGTTGAAATTACGTTGTATTTTATCAGAAAAATATAGCAACCATTGAGCAGATTCTTGTATAGAAGCGGTACGATGAACACTAAATCCTTTGAAGAATTGCATTGATGTTATAGACGACATAATAATTTTCTTTTCAGTTTGATTTCGTAGTTGTGAGTATACACCTTCAACCAAATAGAATATAGAATGGGGATGAAAGCCACTGGAATGAATCAACCTATAAGACTGTTCTTCATACCGATTGTCTTTTATAGATGCAAGTAAATCTTGAAGTGATTTTCGCTCAATAAGGAGAACCTCTTTATCGTCGTCCGTTTTAAACAAAATATCCCCTAAATTCAATACTTCTTTTGATATTTGTATAGTAGAAGATAGAGGATTGCTTGTTAATAATGTATTACAGTGGTCAAATAACGCGGTTTCCCGTTCATCAATAATAATTTTCATAGTAGGTTCTCCACAATATAATAATAATGATAACATTATTATATTGTTTTACACGTTTAAAGTAATATTTTACTTAACATAATTTAGTTAAAGTAGCTGCGACCAGCACTGGGTGTCATACCAACAGGGCGGGATTGACGAACCTTGGGGTTCATTGTGAATTGAAGACCTCCCTTGGATTCATCCAAGTATTGTTTTGTTCCATGAAGAGCAATAGAAGTCCAAGAGTCACGACCAACTAAATAAGGGAATCCAGCCTTCTTGGAACCCCCACCTTGGTTCTTGTTCGTAATACTTGCAATAGAAGCTGTACGTTTAGTTTGAGAATAGACCATTTTATATTATATACTACCTAAATATTTTATTCTAATACTTGATATGATATATACTAAATTTAAACAATATAAAAAATTGACAACAGAAATAGTATTATACAATATTCATATTATTTGAAAAATAACATGAATTTAGACGACGATATTCATATTGAAAAAAACCAAAACGGAGTAGAAACATATATTTTTGATCCATATAATCCCCTAAATAATTTGATTACAAAGGAACATGTAGAAGGTATTTTACGCAAATATGGTATAAATTATTCTATCCACAATTTTGAATTATATAAACGAGCTTTTATTCATAGATCTTATATTAAACGCCCTCAATTAGAAAACATAAATAATAATATAGTAATTGTACCTAAACCTGATGATTGTATTCCATTATTCTCAAAGTCAAATGAAAGATTAGAATTTATTGGCGATGGGGTATTGGAATGTACAACTAAATATTACTTGTATCGTCGTTTCCCCAAAGAACAAGAAGGATTTATGACAGAAAAGAAAATTGCATTGGTTAAGAATGAAGCCATTGGTAAAATGGCTTATGAAATGGGACTTCATAACTGGGTTATATTGTCTAAACATGCAGAAGGAAAACAAATCCGTACTAATTTAAAAAAACTTGGATGTTTATTTGAGGCGTTTATTGGTGCATTATTTTTAGATTATAACCGTATTCAAGTAAATGATGAAGAAGGTTGGTTTAAAAATGTGTTTGAGACTGGTCCTGGATTTCAAATGGCACAAGTATTTATTGAGTCTGTCTTTGAAAAGCACGTTGATTGGATTAATCTTATTCGTAATGATGATAATTATAAAAACATTTTGCAAGTCAAAATCCAAAAAGAGTTTAAGGTAACGCCTGATTATTTGGAAATGGGTGAACAAGACCAAGAAACAGGTTATAAGATGGGTGTGTTTATGTGTTTGGGACAAACTATACATAATCTTACCCCAAATAAGGCAATTCCAATTTCACAATTTAAAACGTACACCGATATACATCAATATATGTCACAGCAAGGAAAGATATTCCTATTCTTGGGAGAAGGACAACATAAAATCAAGAAAAAGGCAGAACAAATCGCGTGTGAAGATGCAATTAGACAACTTAACCCATTCTAAAATTATTAAATATATGTTCTAATTTGGTCGCTTCCAAAAACATGTCCTGAACCTTTCATATCAGTATAACATATTTCAAAAACATTATCATAAGACCAATTATAATCATAGCATAAAGATAAATTCGGTTGATTTTCAAACGCGAACTCAAAATAAAATCTGTTATCAACTGGACTCGTGTCTGTATCTTTCATAATTTCTTGTTTTTTATGGATAATTGGTATAATTATATTGTATCTCGTATCGTATTTATGGATTACATTTACAAACTTATGATAATCAATGGCATTTTTGTGTTTATATTTATATTTGATACGTCCATCATACTCAAATATTATATTTTTTAATTCGTATGGAAGTTTTTCACACAATTTATTTATCTTATTAGTATCAGTTTTATTGCAGATATCATTTTGTTTGGTATAACCAAAGATATAATTAAAAAATGAAACAATCATAATATATTAGTAATACAAATCTCTTTATATTACTAATTCGGATGATTTTACGATATCAATTATACATAAAAATGTAAAAAATTGAATACATATCTATTATATATTATATTTCATACTATTAAGAACATTTTTACAATGAATACAGAATCTATTTCCAATTCATTAAAATCATTTATTGATATTAATTATAATTCAAATACTTATAATTTAGAAAATCCTGATAATATATTGAAAGTTACACAAGAAGGGGATGAATATCAAACAGCTATATTAACTGATAAAAAACCAATAGTTAATATTAGGTATAATAATACTATTATTATTTCTAATAATATTCATGATGCCTATGTTATTCTTCAATATATAATGGATAAACAAACATTGATAGATTTATCGAGGTTTGAATGGGATTATAGCAAATGGAATGTAGAAATAACATTTACAAAAGTATTACCAGATTGGGCTAAAATACTGAATTGTTTATTGAATCTCAATACAAAATATAATAAACCTATAAAGATAGATGAATTAAACGAACTTGTTACATTAACTGATAAACGTGGTTGGGGGGGAGAAAGACCCCGTGAAATTTATTATAAACTTGGATTTCCATTTTATACATCTAAAACAAAAAAAACCCTTGTTAATAGTGAAAGACTATTTGAATGTCCATTTCCTATATGTCGTATTAATCCTAAACGAAAGGCAGTTGTTTCAAAAGATTGTAATGACATTAAGTGTTTTACTTGTGGCACAAAAGAAGGAGACATCAATATATTTGGAAATATTTGCACATTTGAAAAAGGTCATTTTGACCCACATATAAATGGAGGTACAGAAGAAGCGGGTCATCAGTGTAAATGGTGTAATTCATTTTACAAAGATAAAGTTAGTTGGAATAAATCAACTGGAAAACCAACATTTAATTCATATGCCATATTAAGAGATGAGCGTAAAAGTATTATTATAGCTGATTTAAAGAAGTTAGGTTTTACACCTAAGGACCTTGAATAAAACATTGATTACATAATTCATCATGAATATTTTGAATTAGTATTGGCGATACTGCATTTCCTATTTGACAATAATTTACATTTTGTTTTTCATGAAATGAATAATTTTCGGGAAATCCCATAATTTTAAAACATTCTGTTATTGTTAATTTACGAACACCAATTCCATCATATATATAATATCTACCAGAACCTTCACTTGAACTTAATGTAGGATTCACTCCATTAGTATGATATATTCTATTTGGTTGTTTATGAACTCGTGATAAATGTTCGGTATTGGGCAATATACCATTTTTTCTTAGATTACCCTTTAAATAACCACAAAATATTAAACCAGATTTTTGAGTAGTTAATTTATCTGCTTCGAGTAAAATATATTTATCTTCAGGTAAATAGTCTTTATTATCAGTGTTTATAATGTCATTTAATGTTTGTTTTATATTTATATTCTGCAATGCACTAAAATCAAATTTTAAATTATTATATTTCGTTTTATTTACACAAACTATATAAACTCGCTCTCTATTTTGTGCTAATCCAAATCGAGATGTATTTAATAATGAATATGAAACATTATAATTTAAATTTTCTAAATCACTAACTATTTTTTTTATGACGTTTCCTTCATTCATTACAAGTAAATTTTTAACATTTTCCAATAAAATTATATCTGGATGTTTTTCTAATATAATATCTAAGATTTTATCGTATACTTTACTTCTATCATCTTCTAATCCTTTTTTTAAACCTGCTGAACTAAATGGCTGACATGGAAATCCAGCACATAATATATTAAAATCGCAAATATCTTTTGAATTTAATTCAAATATATCTTCTTCACAATCTATATTATAATTGGTTTTATAACTTTCTCTACAATTTTTATTTATATCACACGCTAATACACAATTATGATTTACTAATCCTGCATGGAATCCTCCTATACCAGAACATAAATCTATAAACTTTAATTTATTTATTATTGGTTTTGGTTTGTTAGGTGTTACATGTGTATTAATAAATGTATTTTCACATGGGTTCTTTCGTCTATTGTGAGAATCATAATGAGATTTTTGAGAAAAATTCTTTCCGCAACGTTCACAGCTATATTTAACCATTTTTGTTATATATTGTTACTATAATTTTATTTATATAATTTCAATTTTATGAAAAACATGTGTTGTTATAAATCTTAATCTATTAACAACAAATAAAATCCTGAAAAACTAATTTATCTTCTTTAAGTCCTAATTTCAATTTATATAGTTGTCAGAAAAATCCGAAAAAAAAGTGGTTGCACTTTTCCGAAAATGGACATTTTCAGAATGTCCATTTTTGAGATATCCGAAACAGTTTTTTATTTCAGAAAACACGATTTTCCATTTTAAAGCATAATGCAGCAAAAATGAAAAAAACAAAAATAGTTTGACTGCATATTTTTTTTTCAAAATTAGCAAACGTAGATTTAGGCATTTTTTTATGTCATCATTTTATAATGACAAAGAAAATGCCGAAAAATGCCGAAATATATACATGCACTATATGTGACTTTAAATGCAGTAAATTGAGTAATTATAATAGTCATAAATTGACTGCAAAACACAAAATGATGACAAATGATGACAAAAATGATGACAAAAAAATGCCAAAAAATGCCGCAGCATTAATAGAGCCACAATTTGTATGTGAATGTGGAAAAAAGTATAAATATCGCCAAGGATTGTCTGTTCATCGTAAAAAATGTTCATATGAAGAACCACGTAATATTATTACGACAAATGAGATACCAGAAAGATTAGACCCTGCCTCAGTTATTAGCTTAATCAAGCAAAATGAGGAATTTAAACAATTGATGGTAGAACAGCATACGGAAAATCTTGCATTGCAAAAGAAGCTGGTAGATACTGTGAAAGAAGGAACCATCATAAATAATACAACAAACAATACAACAAATAATACCAATAATACTCAATTTAATCTTAACTTTTTCTTGAATGATACCTGCAAAGATGCAATGAACATAACAGATTTTCTTGGAAATATGAATGTAAACATAGATGAGATAGAATATATAGGACACCATGGATATGTAAATGGTATGACAAAGATGATTATGGATCGTCTTAAGGAGATGGATATAACGAAACGACCAATCCATTGTACAGATATTAAGCGTGAAACAATGTACATAAAAGACCAGAATGAATGGAGTAAGGATACCGACGAATTAACAAAGTTACGTAAGATTTTAAGTCGTATAACAATGAATAATTATAGAACAGTTCCACAATGGAAAACAGCACACCCAAAGTGTGAAGAAATGGATACACGTGATTATAATTTCTGTTATAAAATGATGCGAGTAATATTAGGTGACGTAGAAGAAGCTCAAATAAAATTAGATAATAAAATAATAAAAACAATGTCAAAAGAATTATTTTGTAAATAGACATATCATGGGAAATAAATATAAATATATTTTTTATCAATATATTTATATCAGGCTATGAGTAATATACCAAATCAACGTTTAGAAGAATTAATGGCGATACGTCCAACACCAAAGTCGTTTCGTGGTATAAATATCCAAATAAATAATAAACCCGCTGTAGAAGACAGTACAATTGTAGTAAATGCTGAAGAAAATATAGAAGGCGAAATAGAAGAGGTAGTAGATGTAGAGGAAACAAATTTAGAAAATCTTCAAAAACCACGTGAGTATAAAGCTCCAATAATATTTGATAAACGAAAATCAAGTATGATAGATAGATTAGCTATATTAACGCGTATAGCAGATAAATCAAGCAGTATTGTAGTTGATGAAACTGAAGATACACCAGAAAAAATGATAGCAAGAGACCCAATCCAGGCAATTCCTGTATTAACTGATAAAAAAATAAATCCAAGACCAATAGAAAATAAAGAACTTGATCAATCAAAATTATTGATAAGTGAATCAAATGCAGTAGATGATGAAGATATAGGTGTAGTAAAAGCACCAAAGCCTAAGGTTCGTAAATTGAAAGTAAAAGGAAAGGTAATAAATGATACAATAGAGGAAGTAGATTTAACAACAGCTGTTATCCGTACACAAAAAGTATTAGATAGATTACCAAAAGAGCGTGAGAAGGTAATAATAAAGGCTCCAAGTTATTATATGAATAATCGTAAAAAATTTATACAAAATATGACTGAAGTATTTGCACAATTAGTATATGCTCCAGGTGTTGGAACAGAATATTTTAGTGCCAAAGAAGAAATAGAAAAGGGTGAAGGGAAAGAACCAACTGCTTCAAAAGAAGATTTTAAACTATTGATGCATCAAAAGATAGTGAGAGATTATTTGAATTTATATACACCATATAGAGGATTATTGTTATATCATGGTTTGGGTTCAGGTAAAACATGTACATCAATAGCAATAGCAGAGGGTATGAAAAGTGATAAGCGAATCTGTATAATGACACCAGCATCATTAAAAATGAATTTTTTCAGTGAACTGAAGAAATGTGGTGACGATTTGTACAAAAAAAATCAATATTGGGAATTTATTTCAACAGAAGGAAATCCAAGTTATGTAGGTATATTATCAAGAGCATTATCATTACCCCCTAATTATATAACAGAAAATAAAGGTGCATGGTTGGTAAATATAAATAATGAACCAAATTTTGCAAAGCTAACAACCGGAGAACAGAAATTAGTAGACGACCAGTTAAATGCAATGATCCGGTACAAATACACAGATTTGAATTATAATGCTCCTAACATAGGAAAAGAAATAGAAAAATTAGTTATAAAAAATAATACAAAAAATCCTTTTGACAATTCTGTAGTAATAATAGATGAAGCTCATAATTTTGTAAGTCGTATAGTAAATAAGATAAAAGATAAAGAATCAATATCATATAAGTTGTATGAATATTTATTAAGTGCAAAAAATGCAAAAGTAGTGTTACTAACAGGTACACCAATAATAAATTATCCAAATGAAATAGGTATATTGTATAATATATTACGTGGATATGTCAAAACATGGACAATCCCAGTATCATGGGAGAAAAAAGAAAAATTAAACGAAGATGCAATATATAATATGTTGGATGCTGCAAATATAAAAACATATGATTATATAGATTTTACAGATAATAAGCTAACAATAACAAGAAATCCATATGGATTCATAAACACGAAAAAACGAGGTCGTGGTCCTTCAACCGGAACTCGTAAAGAAAAGCCACCAACAAAGAAAGATGGAAATAATGCAACAAGAAAGGTACATGGTGGTACGTCAGAAGCATTTACAAAATATAATGGTGTAAAATTAGACGATAGTGGAAACATAAGTGATGAACAATTCTTGGAATCAATATTACGTGTATTAAAAAATAAGAAGAATGGTGTATCTGTAAAAGAAGCAATGATAACAGAAATAAATTATAAAGCATTGCCTGATATCCGTGAAGATTTCTTTGATAGATTTGTGGATGTAGATAAGGGTGAAACAAAAAATATAAATTTATTTCAACGTCGTATATTGGGATTAACATCATATTTCCGTAGTGCAAAAGAAGAATTATTACCGGAAATAGAAGAAACCGAAGGCGGTGATGTATATCATGTAGTGAAAACCCCTATGACACCTCATCAATTTGGTATTTACGAACAAATCCGTAAAGAGGAAGCAGACCGTGAAAAGAAAGCAGGAACCAGTCGTAGAATGAATAAAGCAGATGCTTTATATAATGTATCATCAACTTATCGTATATTTTCAAGAGCAGCATGTAATTTTACATTTCCAGAAAGTATTCAACGTCCAGTGCCGGATAAACGTGTATTTGAAAATGAAGATGAAGTAAATGAAGATGTTTTAGATAATATATCAAGTGGTCAAATAACTGTGGATAATACTGGTAAACCGCCAGAAGAAGGTATAGAAATAAATAGTACATATGCAAGACGTATAGAAATTGCTATGGAAGAAGTAAGTCGTAAAATAGAGGGTACAAATATAAGCCAATATTTATCAAAGGATGCATTGCCAGAGTATAGTCCAAAGTTCGCCAAAGTTCTTGAGAATATAATGGAACCAACAAATATAGGGTTACATTTATTGTATAGTCATTTCCGTACTATGGAAGGAATTGGTTTAATGCGTTTAATCTTATTGGCCAATGGAATGGCAGAATTTAAAATAAAATATGAAGGAGACAGTTGGGTATTAGATATAGCAGAAGAAGATATGGAAAAGCCAAAATTTGTGTTATATACAGGTACAGAGAGTGCAGATGTAAAGGAGATAATTCGTAATATATATAATGGAAATTGGGATTTAGTGCCAAATAGTATTGTAACTGAATTACGAAAAATATCAGAAAATAACATGTATGGTGAAATAATAAAAACAATAATGATTACTGCATCTGGGGCAGAAGGTATAAATTTACGTAACACTCGTTATGTACATATAGTAGAACCCTATTGGCATATGGTAAGGGCAGAACAAGTAGTTGGTCGTGCTCGTCGTATAGGTAGTCATGTTGATTTGCCAGAAGAATTGCGTACAGTGAAAGTATTTTTATATGTATCTACATTGAGTGAAGAACAGAAAACGGATGGAAAAAATGTAGAACTACGAATTCGTGATATAAGTAGAATAGATAAGAAAACTCCAGTAACAACTGATGAGACATTATATGAAATATCAAGTATAAAACAAAGAATAAATAATGAAATATTAAGAGCGGTAAAGGAAACGGCCGTTGACTGTAATATTCATTCAACAACGAATGGTGATAAGGGCGAAGATTATGTTTGTTATGGGTCAGGAATGGTTGAATCAAATGATTTTTCGTCACATCCAACATTAGATAAAGATAGTAATATAAAAGAAGGATTAGACATGAAAATAATAACTTGGAAAGGAGTAAGAAAACAAATCAACGGAGTAGATTATGCAATGAATCCAAAAACAAGACAATTATATAACTTGGATAGTTTTAGACGTGCTCAAAAACAAGAGGGTGATTTAATTTATGTAGGAAAATATGAAATCCATAATGGAGTTGATAAAATAGTGTAATAATCATAAATATATTAATAATAAAATCATTATTAATATAAAATAGTTTATTGTACAGATTATACAAACAATAGATTATAAAAAGTAATATATGCAATGCCTATTTCAAAAATAACATCATATGAAATAACCATAAACGTTTGTAAAGAAGTAGCAGGATTAATAGTATATTTTTGAACCATATTGTTAGGATATTCTTCATTATCAATAAGTATATTTTTGGTATGAACTTCAACCATTCTAAAATTATGATACCAAGCAACAAAAGACCAAAATGAACAAACATATACCATAACAGCAAACATACAAGATATTCTGTAAATATTGTCTGGATAATAATAAAGTTTACGAATATTATATGCAGTTAAAGATGAAATAAATAAAACAGATGTATTAGCGTTAATCATACGTTTAGATGACTTAGTAGTGTTTGTTTTAATAGAAATATTGCAAATAATAAAAAGAATAAACATATGCATATGGATAAAATAATAAAGTTGATTAATTCTATCTCCATAGTAAAGGCCTAATGTACTAATAAACCCACCTTCTTGAAAGCCTTGTAATATAATTCCAATAATTTGTGGTAATTCTAATCGGGATTTATGTAATGAAATAAACATGGGTTTAATATTGCGTGTTTTACTAAGGTGTAAAAAAAGTTCAACACATGACCATAATCCAGTTGAATATATTAATAAATTAAAGCATTCAGTAGAATTCCGTGAAATATAATCATCAAGTGAAATATATAGTGCAAAAATACTGTAAAGAATTTTGGTATTACCGTCAGTAGCAAAATCGCCTTTGCGTACAATATAGTAATTTGTATTTAATAATGACATATAATAGAGTAATATGATATTATTATATCATTTTGTATAAAATATACAGTGAATAATTATTATTTTACATATTAAAATTTTCGGCGTTGGAAGACAACGCCTTCCAGTTTATACCAAACCTCATCAACTGTGTCAACTGCTTTAAATGAAGTACCATCGTTAAAAATAAGTTCAATATTTCCATTGACATATTGATTATTAGCTGCAATAGTATATGCTCCCGTGGTATTTATTTTATTAATTTTTTTAGCTTCAAGTGGAGTATTGCCATCAAGAGCAAAAGTAGTAGCCTCTGCATCTGTATATATATTGATCGATACTCCTGAATATAAGCCACTCCTCATAATATCAGTAATATCGCTGTTTAATTTAGAATAGTTATTAGTATTAAGTATTGTTGCCATATGTATACTAAACGATTATATATTATTATAACAAAATATAATCATCACTTATATTATATTCCCTAAACTGCTATATCTTAGATAAATATTTTGATAACTATATAGGTAATGATAGTAATAGATTTATATAGCAGGGTATTCTAAATTATAAATTAATAGAACGATATAGAATAGCATGTATAAATCAGTAAATACATTTATAAATATTTAAATATAAAAACAAACGCACATATATGTTATTCTAATAAGTAGGGAAATGAACGAAGAAAATAATGTAATGACAATAAAAACTGTACAAATACAGCCAATTCGTAATATGATAACTGCAATAAAGGATATTTTAACAGATGCAACTATTACATTTACAAAAGAAGGTATGAAAATAATTAATTTTGATAAAACCCATACCATTTTGGTAAACGTTACGTTAAATTCTCATAAATTTGAACAATATAATTGTGATCCAGAAAAAATAATTGTGTGTACTAATACATTGCATTTATTTAAAGTGATTTCAACAATGTCTAATGACGATACATTATCTATGTATATAGACAAAGCTGATTATCATGATGGTGTAGTTTCTCATCTTGGATTACAATATGATAATGGTGATATAAAACAATGTTATTGTCAAAAATTACGTTTAATAGACCCTGATATGGAAGAATTAGTTGTACCTGATGTAGAATATTCCACCATTATTAATTTACCAACAACTGATTTTCAAAAGATAATTCGTGATTTAAATGGAATTTCAGATAGAATAGAAATAAAATCAGTAGGGAATGATTTAATTTTTTCTTGCGAAGGCAATTTTGCAAGTTCTAAGATTTATCGTTCAGAATCTGGTGGAAATATGGAATTTATTCAAAAAAATGATGCATCTGTAGTAATTCAAGGAGAATTTTCATTAAAAAGTTTAAGTCATTTTATAAAATGTACACCATTATGTACTCATTTAGAAATGTATTTGGGTAATGATTTACCATTAATAGTTAAGTATGATGTTGCTTCATTAGGGTCAATTATGTTATGTTTAGCACCGTTACCCCCTTCATAATTAGTAGTATATTAATATTATATAATGCGTATAACATTATATAATAAATTACAAAAATATATATAATGACAACTGGTCATGCAGATATAATAATATTAAGCTGTCAAAAATATAAAAATGGTGATATGTCGTCAGGTCATTCATCTGGTTCATGGTCTAATATAAAAGAAAATTTTAAAGAACAATTGTTATTTATATTTAGTGGTGATGAAAAACAGGATAAATTATTTGAATATAATGAATCTATGAAAGAACTATCAATACGAACAAGTGATGAATATGATAACATTCCTACAAAAACATGGTTAGCTTATTATTTTTGGTTTTACCATATATTAAATAAAAAAACACATCTAATAACGTTTGGAGATGACTGTAGTATGATAGACGAAAAATTATTTATTAATACGAGATTTAATAAAATAGATTATGGTGGCAATTGTATTCACTATGGAACAACCTGGATAAATAATTGGCATCAAACAAAAGTGAAAAAATCATCTCATCAATACAATAGAGAATCACCGAGGCCAAATATAAATACAAATTGGGTACATGAAGGAGCAGGTGTTGTATTTTCACAATATGCAATTGAATGTTTATTAAAAAAACACAACTTATGTAATGATATTATGCAAGTAGACATAGATAATTTTACAAATTATGTTAATGAAACATGTTGGTATAATGATGTATTATTGTCTCATGAATTTGCAGAATTAAATATAGTAATAAAACCTGTAGAATACTATGGTATAAATGGAGACAAATAATATATCATATTATATTATATAATAATGAATTTTCATGATAATAGACAAGTTTTATCTCATACAGATGATAGTTTAGTATGGGTAAGTCCATTAGTATGGATTATAACAAGAATTCAAGATGAGAATTACGATGAGAGATATATTCCAGAATTAAAAGAGAAAATAAATGAGTATATTAATAATCCTGAACATACAATTAATGATAGATATAAAAAAAGAACCTTGTTATCATGGACAGCGGAAAGTGAAAAATTAGATATATTTAAGTTTTTGTTAGATAATGGTGCAACTGACAATTGGCACAAAATATTGGAAAAGTCCAATAACTATTATAAGAAAGCAATAAAAACGTATAAAAAAGAAACAAATCAAGATAAAAGAGATTAATTATATTGTTGCAAAAAATTCAGGAGATGCAAGAGATGCAAGGTCTTGATCCTATTGAAATGGATGAAGAAGCTGATGAAATTGGAGAAGCTGATGAAATGGATGAAGATGCTTATACTGCTGATGCTGCAGTAAATGATTATGATGATAGAATGGACGAAGATGATGATACAGTAGACGAAGATGATGATACAATGGATATGTTACCAAATGGACAACCACCAACTGTGAATGATTTAATGCATGATGCTGACATAATTCTGGATAATAGGAGAAAAAAAGATTTATTATTAATAAAACAAAAAGAATTAAATGATTTTATTAAAGAATATGTGCAAAAATTAGAAGTAAGAATGTTAACTATTGCAGCGCCACATATGCAGAAAACATTACCAGTAGATGTAATTGGGGAAATGGCAGGTTTTATTAGTGATGATAAAGATATGAAGAAAAAAGCTATGAAAAATTATACAAGAAAGATGGCAGCAAATAAATCAAGAAAAAGAAAAGCAAGTCCAGAATCACCAACCAGAAAAAAGCTGAAAAATAATGGTGGTAAGAAAAAAATCAATAAAAAATCAAATAGAAAATCAAAGAAAAATTTAAAAAAGGCAAGCCGTAAGTGTCGTAAATAAATGATTAAATTTTGATAGTTTTACTTGATTGAATATTAACAGTGCCAACAACATCAGTCATTGTAACATTTTTGACACAGGTGTATACAACAGTAACGTTTTTATCAGATTTATATTTAGAGAATTGTTTACATATAATAGCTCCTTGTTTAATAATATACATAAGTTGTTTTTTATCAAAATCAATATCAGGAGGCATAGAAGCAATAACGTGACAAGAAGCATAGTTATCAATATGAAACCAAATATCATTGTGATTGGAATTCTCAATTATATTAAAATTCTCTTGGGCATTTTTTCCAACTGTAAATAAAATATTAATACCAAGAGGTGCAATATATCTATCAATGGATTTCATTATAATGAATCGTATAATTAATAATATATTAATGATAATATTATTAATCAATTTTATATATATTGAATAATATATGTATAATAATTTTAAAAATCTGGTAATAGGTGTTCGAAATAATGTATTATTATATATAGCAGGTATCTTTTTTTATTTGAATGATACAAAATTTACGATACCATTAGACGAAGTAATGGTAAAAGATTAAAATTCAGGTTCATGCTTTTTAAATAAACATCCTTGTTTAGATAAGTTTGGTATTGGTACAATACAGCCAGGGTCTTGTAAATTAGTGTTAGATAGCCATATTTTTATAATACAAAAGTTTTTTTTTGGTGAGATAGTAATACCATTGACGTGCGTACAATGTTCACTTTTATCACAAATAGATTCCCCACATAAATAATAAAATAAATTCTTCCATACTTCAGGAACGTTTTTATTTCCAACTTTATAAGAAAAACATCCTCCATTTCTATTTTTAGGGTCTTCCCACATGGGTGTAATTCCTGCTCTCATAACAAATAGCATACAATTACGAACAACATAATCATTTATTTTATTATTTAATTCAATAACATCTTCAACAGAGCTAATATTATCCATTAAAATTGTATAACTGGCTAAGTCCCAGTTTTTGTTAGTTGGTAAATGGTAATACATATTCCATTTATCATTTAAAAGATGTAATTGGCTTGGAATACTCACTGCATCCATAGTGATTACGCCCGTATATAATATTGAGAAAAATCTTTATACCCTTTTTATAAGAATAGTCCTGTTAATTGTTATTATTCATCGTTTTAATATCATAGTCGTCTTTATTTATAACTAAATATTGATTAAATTTCAATTTAATCATGTTAATATCGTCATCCATAATATCTATAATATAATCATTACTAAGTTCAATATCAATATTATTATATTTTATATATCGTGTGATAAAGCCTTGTGAGAATAATTCATTATTAATATACATATGATTTTTATCGATATCCATATTGATACTTTTATTGTTTACTTTTAGAGTAACAGATAAAAAATTAACACGTGAAGGTGTATTAAAATCAGTAATGGATTTAAATTTATTAATTAATTTCCTTTCATGCTGTACCCTTGATATATAAATATTATTGTATTTTGCATATAGGAAATTCTCTTTATATAAATCATTGAATGATGGGGTTGATAATAAATTACAGTAATTATTAAAATTATGAATAAATGTATATGGATAAGATTTTATGCTATTGTCATAAATATAATTATAATTATCAAGAATAGTAAACGGGGATTCCTTTTGAAAGTTATGTTGTATTAAATAATTAGTAGAAATCCAATAATTATGATATGGTTCTATATTTTCATTATGATGAGTTGCATATAACCATTTATAGCTGTATAAACTGATATCAATAGTATATGTAATAATAGGATGATATGTATATACATAATTAGTGTACTTGGTTATTTTATTTTTAATTTCACTATACTTTGTAAGAGCAGTTAATCCAATATAATTAAGATTATTTTGTAATATATCAGGAATATAATAATTCATAAGTAAATCGTATTAACTATATGTGTATTATTACATAGTTTATGTTTATATTGCTTATTATAACAATCAAAATGTAGAAAATTGATAATTAAGTATTTATATATTGATTATAACTTTTGACTGCATATATATGCATTATCTATAATGAAATATCTATTTAACTTGCAAAAAACATGCATTGTTAAAATTCGCGCAAACTTGGAACGCCAAAAACAGTATGTAGAAAACCAGAGAGAGCAATGCATAATTGCAACATCAATGGTCAATCAATCTCCAATGTGGTTATTTGATATGTATTTACGTGAAAAATAATCCAGAAAATCCAGAAAATCCAGAAAATCCAGAAAATCCAGAAAATCCAGAAAATCCAGAAAATCCAGAAAATCCAGAAAATCAAAAAATATACACATGATTTGTATATTTTTTTATGAAAAAATTATTAAATAATTTAAATATCAAGTGAAATAATATTTTTATCAGATTTATTTTTTCTTCTGTTTGTGCGTTTTGGTATATTAGAATTTTGCATGTCATTTAATGAACTAATTGATATCATAGATGAATCATCTGCATTAGATTGTGTGGCTGTTGGTGGAGGTCTTTGTTCTTGAATATTAATAGTTCTGGTTTTTAATCCTGACAAAATATTATCTATATCACCTCCCATTTGAGGGCCTTTCATTTCGGGACGTTGTTTTGGGGTTTCCATAGGTTTGGATGGTTCATTTATCCCTTGATAATTATTATTTACATTTATTCCCTGTTCACGAAACATAGTTCCTCTACTTGCATCTATATCAGGACGATTACTTTGTGCTTCTGTAAAATTCATACCAGGACGTTGTGGCGGTGGTTGATTTTGTGTTTTTACAGGTGCTGGCGGTGGTGGTCCAGTTGGACGGTTATTATGGTCTTGCATTAAATTTTGTGCAAATTCAAAACTGGGTGATTGTTGGCTCATACTACTAACTGTAGCATTTGTAAACATTTTCATTAGCTCAGGACTTTGTTTAATAACATCATTAAATCCGGGTGTTGCGGTAGATAATGCTTTATTAGAAAAATTTAATACAGCTGCACTAAATCCAACACGTAGCAATAATGATAATTCTGGTGCCATTTTTCCTCCTTTATATTTGTCGTGCAGTTCCGCAAAAATCTCTTCATAACTATCTATATCTTCACTAACTTGTTCTCCCCATCCATCTAAATTTAAATCAAATGGGTTAAATACTGCATTGCCATATTCTAAAGAATTAATAAAGGTCATCATCCACCATCCTTGTAACTTAATTGCATCTTTTTTACGTTTATCATCCATAACTGACTCATATTCATCTTCAATTTCATCATATGGCGAATCAATATTAAGCTGTGTGCCTTGTTTTAGTTGTCCTTTCTCATACCATTCATCCATTTTTTTCAACATCATGCGTTTTTTTCGTCTTTTTTCACGGTCGTTTAAATTAGATGAATACGAAGATGCTGGACCCGATGAAGGAACATCATTCATTTTTGAAAAACCATCCCATGTATGTGTTTTACCAGCACTTTCGCGGGTAGCATGTCCCAAATTGGCATTATCATTAGGTAATTCATCAGGTTGAATCGTAGTAGTATCTGCAGTATTGGTAAATCCGCCTAAACCAAATAGATTCGCTGCCATACCACCAAGAGTTTTTGTGTTACTATCAGTAGATGCAGCTGGTTTTTCTGCAGAATTTCCAGTTAAATCATTCATTTCCTTTTCTAATGTATCTAAATCACCTAAATCAAGTTGAATATTATCACCAGAAGTACTCCTTTTTTTATCATTCATGAGTAATTCAATACCTGAACCAAAATTAACAGAAGGAGTTGTCATATTACTATCTTTATTGAGTGAAATTGGCTCTAAGTTATCTAAACTAATGTCAATCGTTTCCATTGTTATGATATTTATACAAGTTTTATATTTAAATCATCCGCATATAATATTATATTTTGGTTTTTAAAATACCATAATCCTTGTAAAAATGCATCCGCTAAATCATCTTTTTTTGGTGTATTCATAGCAGAACTCCATTTACTGAAGTCATCATTTTTACAAAGTATTTGATTTGTATATAAAATGCCGTCATTCTTATGACTTTTATAATTAGGGTTTTTCACAGTTTTATCTATATCTGTTATAGTATGTTGTGTAGGGGTGGGTACAATATCGCTAATATCTTTAAATTGTCGTAATTTGTGAGATGAAGATACAAATTCAATATGTATATTATCACTTTTCATGATAAAATATTGAGCTAACATCCCTTGTATTGTTTTCATTCGGTTTGCAATAGGTGAAATTTGATTTTCAATAAGTACATGTGTAATTGTTTCAATATCTGGTAATTGATTAAATAGGCGTTTAATAGATTTGCCAATACAGATTAAGTCAACATCATTCGCATTTATTTTTTTTGATGCAATTATTGGTTCATAACATCGTTGTTGATAAAACTCTATTAATATTTCAACTAATTTATCCTTTTTTAATGTTTTGACATCATGTTTAATAAGTAACATATGTGTATTACATAGAGTAATAATGTCTTGTACTTTTTGCTTTTTTATATAACTAAGACTATGTTGTTTTGTTGGAATAATCCATTGGGTGTTTTTTTTTGCATGTCTTTCACAAAAGTATTGTTCATCTTTTTGGTATTTTGATTTTTTACCACATAGTTTGGATGGTGTTTTTTTATTTTTTCCTGGTATACTACAATTGCATGGATAAGTAATTGAATTTTCAGTTTCTACCATACTTAGTACATTCCAATCATGTATTATAATTGGTTTATCATGATTATCTGTTGAAGATAATACACAGTAAGCCATATTTTTGATTCCAATATCAAAACTAATTACTTTCATTTATGAAATATACAGTGAATCTTTCTATATTTCATAACAATTAAATACTTATATTTCTGGTTTTGGTGCACTAAACGATTTAATAAGTTCATCTTGTGTAATTACAGGGGAAATTTTACGTGCTTGTAAATTTTCTCTGGTTAAATAGCTGGTTTTTAAATCACTTGTTGCGTGTCCAAGAGTTTTTGGGTTATGTTCAACGGACGAATATAATGTAGGAGATCCCATATTAGAGACAAAATTTGATTGAATATTTGGTGCAGTAGCATATCGTGAATTATATCCTACATCATTTGAACTTTCTCTAAAGCTTTGTTCCATTACATTAACTGCATTATCTGTTAGAAATTTACGATAGTTCCAATTTGACTTTATATTATTCTCTTGCACTAATTTATGATTAGCAACAGCATCATGTTGCCATGTAGCAGTGATTGATCGCCCATCACTCATCAATGGAGGAAAACTGGAATATTTATTATTTGTATTATAACCACGTTCAGACTTTGGAACAGTTTCTTTTATTATAGGATATGCAGAATGTATAGATTCGGGTGCAAATGAACTATTTAATTTCATTATAATATACAATAGAATTATATATTATACAATGGTTTTATTTATCTGGTGTGTGTCAAATTACTAAATATCATTTGTTTCAATTAAATTAATAAGGTCTTGTTTTTTCATTTTGCTCGGGTCGGATATTAATCCTTTTTCAATAACATATGTTTTTAACAATGGTAAGGTCATTTTTTTAAATACAGACATACTATGCTTTGTTTCAGTATTTGTACTTACAGTTGAATTATCATCTAAATTATTTACAGGTTCTTCTATTTTTTCTACATGCATATCTAAATGATAGGTATTTAATGGCTCAACGTTTGCATCATTAATTTCATCTACACCTTCAATGTGAGTATTATTATCATTATCAAAGTTGGTATCAATTGTATCCATATCTTGTAGATTATCCATATTAATAACACGTTTATCAGTATTAATACTTTCTTCTACATTATTTTCACTATCCTCTTCATCTTCACTATCCTCTTCATCTTCACTATCCTCTTCATCTTCACTATCCTCTTCATCTTCACTATCCTCTTCATCGCCACTTAGTGTTTCATCTTCGCTATCACAATCATCCTCATTTTCGCTATCATCTTCATCTTCACTGAGGACAATATCTATTTTATTATCAAATGTAGGAGTAAACTGATTCACCTGCATATTAGGTTGACTATTATGTATAATTTCTGATTGTGGATGATTCATTTCTGCAACAATATTATTAATAATTTCAAACATCGTGTCACATTTATGTTCAATCGTTGCAATGCGACTTTTAAAATGATATACTAAAAATACTACCAAGATAAATGTAATTGCTAAACTCACAAATAAAAACGTTTCAAACATTCCAATTAAACTCATTATAATAAAACTATAAATTATAAATTATTACTAAACGAACGTCTAAATCATTTACAATTAATTAGTTATTAAACTTTGAATAAAAAGCTATTCATAGTATATAATATGAACCAATCATTTGAAACAACAAGAACTCCTATAACGGCAAGTGTCACCCAATCACCTATTGTACCAGTGACATCATCAGAATCCAACATGTTTAGTGGAAAAAATTTAGTAATTTTTTTATTAACAGGATTGTTGATATTATCATTTTTAGGTATAAATTTACTATCTTCACTTGATAATATTATTCAAACGATAAGTAATGTATTTGGTCCATTATTTACACAAGTGTTATCTGTATTTGGATATACAGCAGGTACAGTAATAGATAAATCAACAGATGTAGCAACCGATGTAGCAAAAGCCGGTATAGATATTGCAGGCGATACAATACAATCAGCAGCAGATTTACTTAAGGATGCAAGTCGTAAGAATGTAAATTCTAATGCCGTTCAACAATTAGATAAGTCTATTAATTCATCAACCATTGTAAATAACCCACCCAAAGATGATGATAATAATAGTCCTATTCAAAACCCAATTACCTCAAATAAAACAAATTGGTGTTTAGTTGGTGAATATCAAGGTAAACGTGGTTGTATTGAAGTAGATGATGAAAGTAAGTGCATGTCTGGTCAAACATTTCCCACACAACATATGTGTTTAAACCCTACTCGTAATATTACTACACATACACATGCATAATGTATGAAGAACTAAAATAATATAGATATTTCAATATTATATTATTTATTCAAATGTTTTTACATATAATTTTATTAGAGAAGGACAAGTTATTTTTGCATGTATCAACTCATGATAAAGTAGATATGCACATTGTGTTAACAGAATGTGAATTGATAAATGAATATTTATCAAAATATAAGCCAAATCGTATAATAGAAACAATATCAATATGTCAAGATGATGAAATAAATTATTTTGTAAAAAAATATATGAAATGTTATGGAATAGATAATGTTCGTGGTGGTAGTTACTCTAATGAATTATTAACCGTAGATGAAAGAAAATTTATAATAGAAGAAACGAATCAAACATTAAATGTAAAAAAGTTACAATGTAATTTAATACAGGATATATTAACAAAGTATACAGAAATATATAACTGGTCAAATGATGAAATATATGAAAAATTAGTAGAGTGTAAAAAAGAAGAACAAAAATATAATAATGAAAAAAATATGTTACATAATTTTACTGTCGGTATTGATAATACATTAATAACCCGAATAATATTAGCAGATTTAAAATGGATATTAAACCATTGTGGAAAAACAATAAAATTAGAAGGTACTTATACACCAACAGATGAGATAATAGAAAAATATAAAAAAATTGTTATAAAAATAAAATCAATGTATGTAATATTTACAAAATATCTCGATGAAAAAAATATATATGAACCTGAAATACATTTATCCAACCCGGAATTATTATTAGATCAATATTTTTATAATTCAAATATAAAAGATTGTATTATTTATTATGATTCAGTAAGTAAATATATAGAAATGTGCGAGTTTATGATGTATTGTATATTATGTAAGACACAAGAATATGAGTTTGATGTCAAGTCATATCCAAATAATTTTGAAATGAGTAATACGTATGAAATAAAGTTTTTAGAAAATCATCTTAACGAGTGTCTTTCCAAATCTGGCGACATCTCTCATCAGTCATAGCTTTACCATACTTAATATTAAAATGATTAGAACACCATTTTAAGTGTTCCATCCAACTACGTTTCACCTTAGTGGGGTCAACTTCAGGTGTTTTTTCAACCGATTTCTTTAATTTTGGTTGTTTCTTAGCAGTTTTACCAGTTTTACCAGTTTTATGGCATTTTCCAACATTTGGAGGACATCTGCGAGTTCCAGGTGGACAACGAGGCATTATATACTATAGTTATATAGAAAAACAAAAAATTGAATAAAATTAAATATAGTTTACAATATTAAATTAATAGACAATGCCTAAACTAACACGAGATGATTTGTTCCGTAATGCAATAGAAATGTTCTTATCTGATGTAACAGTAACTTCGATTCCAAATGAAGAAACAAAGTATAATATTTCAACATATGAATTGATTTCAGTTACTTCAAACAAAAATAAATGTATACAAGAATATGAGTTAACTATACCTAGTTCAATTATTAGTGCGTATTTTGATAGAACAGTAAGCAGTGAGGATGGCGAAGAAACATGGATTGATAGTGAACCTATATATTGTACTCAAGAAACACCCGTATTAAGTGATTTTATTGATTCTTTTCATGATTATTTTGATAAATACAAATTATTTGATGGTATGATCCCAGTATCTTATATGTCAATAATAAATTTACCAAGAATAAGAAATATACCAATTTGTGATGAAATCTTACGATTGAAAGTCGTATATCATAAATCACATACACCTTTCCCGCGTCCCTTAACACTATTAGAAGAAAAAGACCGTGAAATTAAATTTTTAGAAACAAAATTAAGACGAAAAACAAATCGTGCTAATACATTAGAGAATTTATTAGACAAAAATTACCAGCGTGCAGAACATAATTATAAACGAATGCAAAAAAAGTTTCGTGCAATGTACATAGAATCAGGAAAACTGGAAAACTGTCCAGTATGTTATGAAGAGATTACTCCTGATAAATTAATTATACCTAATTGTTTTCATTACATATGTGAAGTATGTGTAATGAAATGTGATAATTGTCCATTATGTAGAGATAAATATGATGAATATATTGAATATAAAGATGATTAAAAATACAAGTTTGATTTAACCACTACCAGAGAACAATACTTTTTTTTCAGGTAGATTGGTCAAATCAGTAGTTATATTACAATTCTGTTGAGGTTGTATAGCATATGAGTCATTAAGATTTATATATAATTCAAATTGTATATTATTTAATATATCAACGTCAGTAATAGAATCATCATTCTCATCTTTATAATCAACAATATAATAAAATTTAAAATCATATACAAATCCAGGTGATGTATTCAATGAAATATTACTAAATTCAACTAATCCAATATATGCTTCACAAAAATAATTATAAGGGTCAGTGCTTGGAGCATTTAATGTAGTTGTGATAGAATTATTTTGTAAAAAGGTAGTTTTGCTACTACTATTATTAGCGACAGGATTACCATTATATGTAGTTAAAAAACTATTATTATCAATAGTTCCATTTGTTGGTGTTATTGTAGGAACAATAATAGAACCATTTGTAGAAGAAGGAAGTCCAATACCTTGTAAGCGAAATAAAACAGGTGTTTGTAATGTAAAAATTGTATATGGTTGTTTTATAATTGGGCGAATAATTAAATTACAAAATGTAGTATACTCTTGTGTAGATGATACTATTTGGTTTGAAATTACATTGAGAGTCCAATCGTCGTCATCAACCTCAATTTGTTCACCATATACATCTGTGTTTTGTGAATATTTATACAATGGAACGTTATCATCTTCAACTAAATATACAGGTGGTCCTGGAATATCCGAAGCTGTAGATAATACTGGTATATATTTATCACTTGGACAAACAACCCGTGTTAAATTGGAAGTACGTTTAAGCATTTGACTTAATTTTTGTGACTTGGTTAATTGAGGAGCTTGTGTAGAGTTTTTTTTGTATTTTAGAATTTCAACTTTTCGTCGCATATTTAATTGTTCTTGTGTAAATTCAGGATATGGGTTTGGTGGATTATATCGTATTGGTGGTTTATTAAATAATTGATATTGTTTTCGTTGGGAACATAGTGCATCAATCATACTTTGGTCAGCCATTTAACATATATAAAGAAATTTTATAATTTTGCAGTAAACCAAGAAGGTGATAAATAAAAGTAACTATCTTGTAATTTTTGTGATTGTTTTGCAGCATTAGGATTTGGACCAGCAGCAACGACTTTATTTATTTCAAAAATATTTAATGCATAATCGTAATATCTTAAATTTGATATTTTACCATTAAATCCATTATTTTGACCAATATGTACATCATAGTAATTTTGTAATGGGACTTCTCGTAGATTTAATCGGCCTGCAACAGTTCCATTAACATAAACATCTAATGTTGTATTCTTCATACGAACAATAATATTAACCCAATGTTTCAATGGAATATCATCAATCTCAATAAAATCAGTATTAGTACTTGTTGTTGACATAACTAATTTCAATGTAGCGGTGTTTGTAGAGGTACCATTTGGTAGATTTTTAATATATAATCCAGGAGCATTGTTAATTTTTGCAAGACCAGTCGAGTCAAATTCATTAACACCTTTATGGAAAATATGTTGATGTTTGTCCCCGACATTTAATTCGTCAATTTGTATCCAAGTAGACCATGAGAATTCAATACCACTGGATTGATTGTTTGAACGTTTAATTAAAATAGAGTCTGCTGCGTTAGGGTCTTGTTTAATGGTTTCTTGTTGGTTTCCACTAAATGTACCATCAATTAGGTATGGACTGCTTCCAGACGGATTTGTAAAATATTGAATAGCCAAAATTCCTAAATTCAGCAAGATAATAAAAACAATGATGATTAAAATAAGAAATACAAATTTTGCAATAATTGTATTTGATGATAGGAATCCACTTGACGCCTCCATGCCAGCATCTGCTGATTGTGAAAAACCATCAAGACTTGATTTAACAGATTCAGATAAATTATTTACAGATTCACTAATATTGTTTCCAATATTTTGAACACTTTGTGGCATTTCTATATTAGTAGATGTAGTCGGTATATTTGGTTGTGTATTCATAATCGTTTAATATATTATATAACTATAAAACGATTTGATAATAATTTATAATATTGAGTATTTTGATTGTTCTACATTATCTTTGAGTATTGATAAATCAATACCATACGAAGAAATATAATTATTCATACCACTTTGTCCATTACCTTCATTATATATTGACCAAACTGTTTGTGGGTCAAGGGGTAATGACCAATGATTGAATTTTGCAATGTATGCATCGTAGTTAGTACCTCCTCCAATAGTCATAGCTTGATCTGCAGGAGTTTTTGGTGTACTTTCAGGAGAAGCCGGTGTACTACCTTCAGCAACAACCGCTTCACTATATAATCTTCCGGATTTTATTAATTTACCGTCTAAATATGCATCTAAATATTGATTATCTACGCTGGTGACAATATGTACCCATTTTTGTAGAGGGAAATTATCTGTGATTTCAAGAGTAGTAGTTGGTGCAGATGCACCAGCGGCTAATGTTTGACCATCATCCATGGTAATATCACATTTTAAAACGGGTGCTGTATCAGCAAAATATAATTTGATGTTGTTAGTTCTTTCAAAAATAGTTTTCTCTATACTGGAATTCCAAGAATTAACATAAATCCAAATACCATATGAATAACGTGTACTGGTAGGTTTATTTTCTATGGGAATTGAAGGATTTGAATCCAGTAAACTGGCCGTTTGGGTTAATTCAGTTGATTTTAACATGAAGAAACGATACAATATGTAAAATAACAATATTACAACTATTGCTAAAATTATGGCAATTGCATTCATTTTATTATATAGTAAATGCTTACATATTAAATGTTGGTGGTGTTTTTTTCATAAAAATATTATACATATTTGTAATTTTATGTTTACTTAATGTTTTTGTATAATAGCGAATGTTACTTATAGCTCCATGTAATCCGTCATTTTTCCCCGTGGTAACTACATCTGTATTAGAAAATGTTGGCATTTTGCCATCAGCAAATGAAAATGTACGTTCTAAATGACCATTCACAAATAAGTCCGCATGGGTTGAACTGAAATTAAACACTAAATGATTCCATCGCTGTAATGGTAGTTTCATTTCATAATATTCTTTGAAGTCGTTGTTATCATCACCGTCTTTATTTAATGTTGTATTATTTGTAAAGTAAATACGATATTTATCACGTGTATCTTGGTCATCACCATTATAATAAGTTATTTTCGGTTTACGGTCACCATAATCAAATATTAAGGATTCTGTATTATATGCTAATTTATTACTTCCATGTGCGTTCACATATGTCCACATAGAAATGGCATAATTTTGAAAGGTAGTTTTGTTTCTATTTCCATTGATTTGAAATTTCATATCGGGCATTACATGTTCGTCAAGTGAAAATGAGTTTTGTGCATTTAAAAAGAATGTATCTTGAATTTCAATATCTCCATTGGCTAATGTATTGGTATTATGAAGTAATGTACCATCTTTATTGGTAATATGATTAACAATTTCAGGAATGTATAAATAACACAATAATAACAGTATTTCAATAAAGAATAGAATTAATACAGGACTTGTTGTTAATTTAAATTCACTAATTAAATAATATACAAATGTGTTCAATAAACATGGGATATAAAATAAGAAATTCACGAAAAATCCAGTCCATCCATGTAATGACTTTAACCAATTACTAAGCATAATAAAAATAATAGAAAGTGCAACGATTGTAATTAATATAAGGACAATAGAAGACAAGTAAGTAAATGTAGTAAATGTTTTAATATCAAGTGTAGTAAACCAATATATCAAAAATATAAATGCTATAAATAAAAAAAATGTAAATAATTGGTTATATATTAAATTAGATGATGAAGAAAGTGATTTATAATTATAATATCCTGCACCAAACAATAGTGATATAAATATAACCACCATATTTATTTTAATGTTTTCTCGGTCAGGTTCTTCGCTATTTAATTTATTAATACCATCATATGTGGTAATCGCTATAATAATAAAACTAAGTAATAGTATTGAATATTTATGGGAAAGAATTTCAACAGTATTCATATTGTTTTTAATAACACTTATATATATTAAATGTCTTATATTATTTTGTATATTTGTTACTTAGAATAACAAATATATTTATAGGTTCTCCATTGTTGTTTTTTTTCCATGGCATTCACGACATAATGCAACTAAATTATCTACATGGTTACTACCGCCATATTCTAATCGTACTTTATGATCTACCTCAAACCACGCGGTTAATTGTGTTTGACAATCTCCGCATTTCCAATCTTGTCTTGATGCAACAAATTTCTTTTTTGTTTCACTAACCGACCGTTTTGTAGATTTTTTACCTGAATTCATTATACGGTTCTCTGCATACATGTTAGATGATTCTGGCATGGAAACAATAGGATTATTGTATTGCCCCCCATTTTGTACAGGAGCCATATTTTGTTTGCTTGTAAAATCCAAAATAGGTGAAATCATATTAGATGTATTACGGTCAATCGGTAAATAACGTAAATATTCATTAGATGCACCAATCATTTGTTGAGCACGTAATGGATTCTTTTTAAATAAAATGTATATCATTAATGCACCAAATGCAACTCCTGCCATTTGATAGTATTTTTTTCCAAAAGTTAACATTTTTGTATATTTGCCATCGGTATAAATATTTGCAATTATAAATCCAGCAATCAGTATAATATATAGTTCCAATCTCATATTTATATTATCAAGAGAATAAGTTTCTCTGTATTGGATTATTCATAATACATATAAATTAGAACAAATAGAATAATGATGAAAATAGCATATAAATAATGTTTTCTTAAATTTATTTGTTCCGCTAAATATACTGGTTTTGGTTTATATTTATTACGATATTGTTCAAGTGCTTCTGGCATGGATAATTCTGTTTTGTTTAATGATACATTTATTTTATTATGAATAAAATGCATCCATCTTACAAACGATTTCTTAGAACATAAATATGGTGTAACTGGATATTTGTCTAATATACTACTAAATTTATCACCAATCTCGCTTATTGGTATAAATAACGGCATATTCTGGATTAAATCGTAATATTTTCGTTTTATCACTTCGTTTGGATATTCCGGATATGATTCTGCTACGGTATGCAAAAAAAACCAATAATGAGGTCCCCATACAGATGGATCAAAAAACATTGGTGTGATAATATATAAAGATACCTTATTATAATTACTTAGTATTATCCAATTATAATAAAAAATGAGTGAAAATTATTGTAATAATTGTGGAAAGTATGGACATGTTTATCATTTATGTAAATTACCAATTATGAGTATAGGTATAGTTGCATTTCGTATCGTAAATAAAGAATTGCAATATTTATCTATTTGTCGTAAAGACACATTTGGATTTATTGATTTTATGCGTGGTAAGTATTCCATAAATAATAAAGATTATATTATAAATATGTTAAAACAAATGACTATTCGTGAAAAACACTACTTAATGACAATGTCTTTTGTTGAGTTATGGAAACATATTTGGGGAGATACTGGTTGTAATAACCAGTATAAACATGAAGAAAATTGTTCACGAGATAAGTTTGAATTATTAAAAAAAGGTATATCATTTAATAATCAGGATTATACACTGCAGAGTCTAATAGAGGAAACTAAATCATACACACAATGGACTGACCCTGAGTGGGGATTTCCAAAAGGCCGACGAAATTTTCAAGAGAGAGATTATGACTGTGCTGTTCGTGAATTTTGTGAAGAAACCGGTATTAATCGTTCTTGTTTAATTAGTATACATAATATTTATCCATATGAGGAAATATATACAGGTTCTAATTATAAGTCTTATAAACATAAATATTATTTGGCATATATTCCATATGAACATAGTGAAAATATACAAAATTTTGAAATTTCAGAGGTTAGTAAAATGGAGTGGAAAACATATGATAATTGTATTTCAGCTATGCGACCTTATAATTTAGAAAAAAAGCGATTACTTACTCACATTAATAATACATTAATTAATCATAAGAAAACGTTTATATAGATTTATCCTATTCTAACGTTATGATAAATTTAGTGAGTCAACATATATCATCAAATAACAAATGGTGTATAAACAAGATAAATGAAATATATGTGTAAAATATATACATACATATATTTTACATGGCAAGTCGTAAAATTAAATCAGATGTTAATACTTCTAAGACAAATAGAAAAACACGACGAAAACTAACTATTAAACCTGATGAACCGCGTATTCTTGATAATATAGTAGATAAAATATCAGCATTGAATCCATTTAACGAACCTATTAATGAATCACAATCACAACCTGATATACCAATTACCCTACCAGAATATACATGTGAAGATAAAAAACGTTGCCCAAGTGGATATAGATGTGATAGTAATAATAATTGTTATAAGTTAACTGATATTAATTTAGTATCTAACGATAAGACCACGATATTAAAAATAGATGGCAATCGTAATAAAACTTATGATATTGATTTGTTAAATAAAAATATAGACCGTATTATTTTTTTAAAGAATGGTAGGATTAATAACAAACCTATTACTGCGAATGTACTTAAAACCATTATTACAGAGTTAAAATCAAAACATACAAAAGCGGTTAGTAATTCTACTTATTATGGTACATTAAACGATGAACTTATTATTCAAATAATTTATTTAGAAAATATTGAAACTATACAAAGCCAAAAGGAAGCAGTTGTTGAAAAAATACCTACTGTAGATAGCCTTACTCCAGAAACCACTAAACCCGAATTAGATACTAATGATGATTTACAAGATTTTGAAATTGGTAACGATGATAAACCAGTAGAACATATTGATAATATTGATGAATCACAATATGAATTACCTGATTCTTCAAATAAAATAGATATTCCTGTAAATCAACAAAAAATACAAGATAAAATCGGGGTTGCCCCTACAAACATTGTTTCAAAAGAGCATAACGATTTTTTACATAAAAAGGAATTAGCACAACGCGAAAGTATTGCACTTGATGATAATTATGATTTTTTATACCCAGAAATTGACGACCCTAATTTTAATATTAAAATTGCAAAGAGAAAAGAATTTAATGATACTCAATATGACGGTAAAATATACGATATAAAAAAACAAGCTGAAAAAATGTGTAATGCAGATTTTGAGTTAATGCCTCATCAGTTATTTGTTAAAAATTTTCTTTCATTTCAAACACCATATAACAGTTTGCTTTTATATCATGGTTTAGGTACGGGTAAAACATGTAGTGCTATTGGTATTGCGGAAGAAATGCGTGATTATATGAAACAGATTGGTATTACACAACGTATAATGGTTATTGCATCACCAAATGTTCAAAATAATTTTCGATTACAATTATTTGATGAACGAAAACTTAAATTAGAAGGTGGAATTTGGAACTTAAATACATGTATCGGTAATACCCTATTACAAGAAATAAATCCTTCACAAATACAGAATATTCCTAAGTCTAAAGTTGTTTCACAGATAAATACACTTATCTCTCAGTATTATGTTTTTATGGGTTATGGAGAACTTGCTAATTATATTAAACGTAAAACCCGTGTAGATGCTAATACTAACTTATCAAGTAAACAAATAAAACAACAAGAAATTAGTTTAATTCGTTCACTTTTTAATAACCGTTTAGTTATTATTGATGAAGTACATAACATTAGGGTTATGCAAGATAATAAAGAAGCAAAAAAAACAGCATCATTGTTAATGAGGTGTTGTAAATATGCTGATAATATCCGTTTATTATTATTATCCGCTACTCCTATTTTTAATAATCAACGTGAAATTATATGGCTAACCAATTTATTAAATGCTGTTGATAAGAGAAGTTTAATTGAAGAAACTGATGTCTTTACGAATGAGGGTACTATGGTAGAACCAAAAACACTGGAAGACGGGACTGTTATTGAAGGAGGAGAAGAATTATTACGACGTAAATTAACGGGATATATCTCGTATGTTAGAGGGGAAAATCCGTATACATTTCCGTATCGTATTTATCCTAATGATTTTTCTATTGGACGAATGATTCAATATGATAATTATCCATCAACTCAAATGAATAACAAGCCAATTGACGATAAACCGAGTAAAACACCTTTATATATGAATGTAATTGGTGAATACCAAAACAATGCGTACCAATTTATTCTTAAACATTTATTAGAAACATCAATATCTGTTAAAGATGCTTATGGAAATGTTAAAGAAATGCCTTCATTTGAGAACATGGAATCATTTGGGTATACTTATTTAAGAGAACCCTTACAATCTTTAAATATTATTTTTCCAAATCCAGAGTTTGTAGTATCTCAACCTTCTTTACAAAATGAAAATGAAAATGAAAATGATGCAGTAGCGAAACCAACCGATTTAGAAACCACCCAGACAAATAAGAGAATTATAAATAATATGATTGGTAAAACTGGATTATCTCATATTGTTTCTTATGAGACAACGAGAACCCCGTTTGAACTTCGTCATAATTTCAAATATAAACCTGAAATATTGGATAAATTTGGTAATATATTCCATCCGGATAATATTGGAAAATATAGCGGTAAGATATCAAGCATATGTAAATCAATAGAGAACTCAACTGGAATTATAATGATATATTCTCAATTTATAGATGGAGGAGTTGTTCCAATAGCACTTGCATTAGAAGAGATGGGATTTACTCGATATGGATTCGCAAGCCATACAAAATCTTTGTTTGAGGAACCACCTACGAATCCTGTTGATGCAACTACATTGAAACCTATTGATGAAATGGAAGAAAGTGACAAAAAGAATTATCATCCAGCCAAATATGTAATGATTACAGGAGATAAATCATTTTCGCCAAATAATCTTGCTGATTTGAAATATATAACCAGTCCAGAGAATAAAAATGGAGAACTTGTTAGAGTAGTATTAATAACCAAAGCAGCCGCTGAGGGATTAGACTTTAAAAATATTCGTCAACTACATATGTTAGAACCTTGGTATAATATGAATCGTATAGAACAAATACTCGGACGTGGTGTACGTAATTTAAGTCATTGTATGTTACCATTTGAAGAACGCAATGTAGAAATATATTTACATGCAACAAATGCAGTGGATGATACAGAAACCGCCGATTTATATGTATATCGTTATGCAGAGAAAAAAGCTATACAAATTGGTAAAATTACCAGAATTTTGAAAGAAACCGCGGTTGATTGTATATTGAATATAGGCCAAACAGAGTTAACCGTAGAAAAATTAAATACACTTGCAGAAAATCAAACGATTCAATTGAAATTATCAAGTAATCAAGAAATAGATTATAAAATTGGTGACAAATCTGGTAGCAGTATTTGTGATTATATGAATTGTGACTTTGTATGTTCTCCAAATACAGAAATAACAAAGGAAGACATTAACAAAATAACTTATAATGAACACTATGTAAAGATGAATTATCTGGGTATTTCAAAACGAATCCGTGATTTATTTAAGGAACAGCCATTTTATAAACGCGAACAACTTATTGCATCTATTCAAATCGCAAATCCATACCCAACCGAGCAAATAGATTATGTATTATCTATGTTTATTGAGAACCAATACAATTATATTATAGATAAATACGGTAGAAAGGGGAATTTGATAAATTCAGGTGATTATTATGGGTATCAACCAGTCGAAATAAGCGATAATCATTCATCAATATTAGATAGAAGTGTACCTGTTGAATTTAAACCAACTGAAATGTATATGGAACTCCCTAAGGAAAAGGTCAATGACGATATAAAGATTTCAAACAAAGTTATAGAAAAAAAATCATCCCCTACAATTGCTATACAAAAAATACAAAATTCTTTTGAATTATTATTAAAAAAATTGGATTATTCATTAACGGTTGTACAAGATGAAAAGACGAATTTTAATAACAAAATTATTATGGATACTGCTGAAAGTGATTGGTATAAACATTTAGGTTATATTTATAATGAATTACATGATAATATCAATATATCAGTTGATTTAATAGATAAATATACAATTTATCATTGGTTAGATACACAAGACATTGAAGATAAATTAACAATATTGTTTCATTTATATGAAATAGAGAATTCTAATTTGATAGATGTATTGCCCAATGATATTGTACATAAGAATATTGCAAAATATGTAACATCCTATTTTGATGAAAAAATAATGATAAAAGATGATATTAATGGTTTCAAACGGGGTATTGCACTCGCTTCTGCAAAACATATTGATTTGTATGTACAGGTTCAAGAAACACGTAATTGGAAAAAGGCAAGTTTAACTGTTTCACGTAGTTTTACTGAACAATTACAAAGTAAATATTCCATAACTAAAGAACAAATGCAAGATTTTATTGGATTTATGCACTTATTTAAGAAGAATACGATTGAGTTTAAATTAAAGGATATTACAACGAAAACGTCTAATAATAAGGGATTTAAATGTAATGTTATGGGCAAAAATGAAATTATCAAATTTTTAAATAATAAGGTTTTAGCTAAAAATCCATACCCCATACGCGAAGATAAAGGCGGTCATATTACGTATAATCTAAATACAAATGCTAAAAATATTATGAGAAAAGGTATATGTGTAATGTTGGAAATGATTATGCGATATTTTAATGAGTCTCCCCATAATAAAAATAAAATGTGGTTCTTTGACCTTGAACAAACATTAGCTAATGATATACCCAAAATATAATTTTTAAAAAATTGATTATATATTTCTGTAAATAACATAGAAATATATTTTGTGACATTATAGTAATATGAATAAACCATCAACTACTGAAAAAATACACGGTGTATATAATTCATCTGTTTTAACACAGAAAGTATATCTTATGATTACAGAAGTTGGTAAAAATGTGAAGAAAAATCTTGAAACAGAAATTCTATATCAAACAACTGGTAAATGTATTGCCGAAGGTATATTAAAACCAAATTCTATTCGTATCATAAATTATTCAAGTGGTTCAATTCGTGGTGACAAAGTTGAATTTCAGGTTGTATTTGAATGCATGGTATGTCATCCAGTCGAAGGTATGTTGATGAATTGTGTAGCAAAAACAATTACAAAAGCGGGTATTCATGCTGAGGTAATTGACGAAGATGGGTCGGTTCCTGTCACTGTATTTATTGCACGTGACCATCATTTTACAAACACAAAATTTGCAAATGTTACTGAAAATGAAAAAATATTAGTAAATGTTATTGGTACGCGTTTTGAATTAAATGACCCTTACATTTGTGCTATTGCAAAATTGACTGAACCAAGACCGCCGAAAGATGGAAACGAAAAAACTGGTGGGTCTTTACCGCCATTATCTATTTATGAAGATTAAACTAATTATAAAAATTATTTATAGTGTAAATAATTTTTTATTGTGTTGTAATTACCATTGTATAATTGGACCAGATACTGTTAATTTTTTGGCAACATTTAAATTCTTTTCTATATTTGCTGTGCCATTAATATGTAATGGATAAGGCTCTCTATATGTGGATGTTGTTGCTCCACCAGTACCAGTACTTTCTAATTTTATACCAGTAGTTAAATCTGGATCAGCACTATCACCGACTATAAATGGATGAGTAGTTGTTTCTGTCATAATGAATTTATATGTATTTCCTTTGTATAAAGTTAATTGTGTACCACTACCAGCTGCTGCTGTATCATTTAATGCTGTACCATTAGGAGTATCACTGAATATATAATAGGGGTCAGCATTTGAAGCCGCCATTCTAACATAATATGTTTTATCTGTTTCCGTGGCTGAATATTCTCCAATATCAAAATCTCCAATCATAGCTGCGTGTGATGTACAAAAATATTTCAATGCTGTCATTGTGTGAGGAATTGTAAATGTCAAGTATTCGTTAAGTGCTTGGATACCATTAACAGATACAGATACATCAATGGGATTGATTGTGATATGTGGAAATTCAGTGCCACCACCGATTCCACCAATAATAGCACCTTGTGGAATGGTAGGATTTTGGTCATCATATTGTGCATACAAATTACCACAAATATCAACTCGTCCAGGTGCAACTACTGTTTCATTTGCAGTACCCAACATAATTTGGTTACTTTCTGTTATTTTTGCGTTATATCCAATGGCTACTGAATTGCTTAAATCAGTTACACCAGTATCATCTGCATAGGCAATATCTACATCTGCATAGGCACCTATAAAAGTATTATTTCCACCAGTGGAAATGGCACCGGCGTTGGTACCTATAGATACAGTATTTGAATTTCCGGAGACATAAGGACCTGCATTATATCCAATTGCAGTATTACTACTTCCGCCAGTAAGTCTATAAAGTGACATACCCCCCACACTCACATTAGCATCACCTTCCGTAATATGATACAATGCATCTTTTCCAACACCAATGTTATTATTAGCGGTATTCAGTTCACCGGTATGGGTAGTACCGATTAATAAACCATTCGTGAAATTATCACCTCCCACTTTAACATCAGAAAGTCCATTAAGGTCGGTAGCTCCACCAACAAATTGATTACCATCGTTTAAAAGGTTACCTGTGAAATCAATATCACCAAATACTTTTAATGATGGGTCACTATCTTCAGGGTCATCGCTGGCATTGATTGTTACCTTCTGTGTATACAAATTGCCAAAAATATCAACTCTATTATTGAATGAAACATCTCCGCCGACGGATAATTTTGAATTAAACGAAACATCTCCATTTACATCCATTGTACCATCTAATATAGATAAATCTCCTTTACGGTTAATAATATCACCGCCACTTATATCTAAAAACCCTTGAATAAAGGTTTGTTCTAAATTATTAGCATCTGTAGTTGAAGGCCAAGACATTATATATAAATCAGCGAGATTATAATTTACTGTATATCCCATATCTTCTAAGAATCCCAAGGTAATTTTACTAAGTGGTGCAGAAGCGGGAGCCTCATCCAACCATCCTGACATTAATTCTGTACCTAATCCTGGATGAAATATTCCATTTATATATCGGTTATCCGATGAAACTGGTGAAACCCCTTCTTCAGCATGACCTTCAGCAGTACCAGAACCACCATTATCTTCAATAGGTATTCCAACAAATGAATCATTATAAGACCCATTATAGTATGCAAAATAAGATTTATATTCACGTAATGCATTAGTACCTGTATAATAATATTTGGTAGTACCATTATCATCGTAACTTGTTAATGGAGATCCAGTTCTTATTTCATCGCCATCCCACCATAATGTACCAATACCTAAAATATGTCCAATTTCATGTAATAATACATGATACAAACTACTTTTTCCGCCATTATGATTTGTAGTTTTTAATGTATACATTTTACTACTATTAATAGTTATATTTCCAACATAAGGAACAATATCACCAAACGAACCTGTTGTACCTCCCGTTGTAAGTTTATTTACATACTCAATCCATGCTCCACCCAAAATACTAATACCTAAAGGGTCAATCGTAATATTAATTGTAATTTGATATGAAGAACCGTGACGACTATCAACTGTAACAAGACTATCCCATCTATTAAATGAATCTAAAATGATATCATGGTCTAATTGTTCAACGGTATAACTGGTATTATTAGTAAGCGTATATTTAAATTTATTATTTGCTGAATTATATGTCATATGATTAAGTATTAATCAAATCTATATAAAACCAATATATATATTTATATAAATGATGGATAATACTGAATTATTAGAAACGCTAAAAATGTCTATTGAACAAATGAATAAACATCATCAAATAGAAGTGTTGCGTATTTTATCAAAGAACTTATGTAAACTAAATGAAAATAAAAGTGGAGTATATATAAATTTAACTTATATAACTAATGAAGTAATTGAAGAACTCCAAAAATATATAGAATATACAAAACAACAAGAAGAAACTCTAAAAACAACAGAATACCAGAAAGAAGAATTCAAGACAGCATTATTTAATAATAAAGAAGATAAAGATAACATTACATTATCTTATAGCGAAGTAACCCGGTAATGACAAGTACTATATACAATAAAATGTTTCAAGTAAATAACAATGTATGTATCGGGCAAAATATAGATGAATTGATATGTCATTTAACTCCTTATATGTTAACAATTAATAATAAAGAATGTAGAAACGATGCAAATACATCAGTTGATTTAACAGATATTAGTACAACAACAAATGAAAATATACAAGAAACGAAATCAATAGAAAAAAATATTATATCACCATCTCAACGAGATTCATTATTTTGGTGTATTTACATAGCGATTCATGAATATAAAGAATATAATGTAATTCGTAATAATCATAATACTCGTGAAATAGAATGGAAACAAGAATTATCCAAGAAAATTACATCTAATCCATCAAAAATAAAAAATTCAAATCATAAAACAACAAAGGCTAATGTATCAGAAATATTATCAGATTTGATGACAAATCCATATAAAACGGATATTTTATGTCTTATCTCTATAACTGTCTATTACAATATAAACATAATTATTATGAATGATGCAAAAAATTTGCGATTTGAATTTATTACAAATGCGACAGATGATGCCAAAACATATTTATTTTATAAAAACGATAAAAATTATTATAGTATGCAAATAGATCCGCTTTTGGAGTTTGAAATTGCGGATATTCGTAACACAAGTTATTTGATAGAAAATAATGAGAAACCAATAAAATCAATAGGGTCGTACAAGGTGGATAAGTTAGAACAATATGTAAAACAATTTGGAATGTACAAAAATACCGAAAAATATAAAAAGACAGATTTATACAACTTACTAAGAGAGTTTGTAACAGGATTTACAATATAATATCAAGATAAATACTGTTAGAAAATTGAAATAGAAATAATATATGTTATATTTATATACAATATATTATAATGTCTGGGAAAACTATGCAAAAAATGGATTCACAGCATCAGAACCCCAAACAATATCTACATAAACCCTCACATCAACAAAAGGAAGAGTTTGAACAAATAGTTCAATACTATTTAGACAGTAATCCAATGTTGAGTACAAATGGTAAAATAAGTGAACTTGAAATTAGGTTTAATACAGATCTAAAACATTCAAAGCCACTTTCCAAAATAGACTATGATAATGTAGTAAAACAATTATATGCAAACGGGTTTGTTCCTGAAATAGATGATGGAATACACATGTTACGTATACAAAATCAGTATATTAACAAGGACGGTATACAAAAAACCTCTAATTTAAGAGCAGAAATAACTGGTTTGGATTTAATTCAGGAATATTGTCGTACAAATAGTATGCAAAAACTAATAGATATGCCATCTACTCTATTTAATAAACTTAAGTTCACACAAAAACAGACTGCAACAAAAAGTTCTGGTGAATATATTAATAAAGTAAGAGTACCTGATTTTAATTTTAAGGTGTCTTACCAAACGGAACAAGACTTTATGGTAAATGCACCATTTTGTCGTAAAACACTGCAAACATGGAATGATTCCTTAAAAACATTTCGTTCTATGAATCGCGTGAGGTTTCGTCATCCAGAATTACCAATATTTGCCGACTTGACAGTTATAAAAACATCGGATTTTACATTAGATAGGGATAATCAACCAATATTAATACCCAAATATACAATACAAGAATCTAATCTTTTTAATAATGTAGAACAATATGAAGTAGAATTAGAAATAGATAATTATCGCGTTGGTTTTGGAACAGAACATGACAATATAAAAAAATTAATGACTGCATTACGAAAATCGATTCGTATAGTACTTTGTGGTATTCAAAACACTCGGTTTCCAATATCATACAAAGTACGTGATAATATTTGTCAATCATATATGCGATTATTATTACCAGAAGATGATGTAAATAAAAAAAATATGGAAATTAAGAGGTGGATAAAACCATCACATTTTATTGGCCCTGGTTCGATAACATTACAAATGGAACATATAACAGATACGGTAGAAAATACCAATAGTCTAAGTCCTAATATTCGTAAACATTATACAGTAACTGATAAAGCAGATGGTGATAGAAATTTATTATATATAACTGAAGATGGTAATATTTATTTAATTGATACCAATATGAATGTAACATTCACTGGAACAAAAACAACAGAGAAGACCACGTTTAATAGTATTTTAGATGGCGAATTAATTAAATATGATAAACATGGTAAATTTATAAATTTGTATGCAGCATTTGATATATACTATGTTCATGAAAAATCGGTAAGAGATTTGCCATTCTTATCCCAAGGTGAAGAATCCGGGGTAGAGTTAGACCATCGTTTAGCTTTGTTATATAAATTTGTGAATGTTTTAAATCCAATTTCTATATTAGAAAAGGGTACGAAAGAAGTTCATTCCAAAAAAATACCCTGTGGTTTTCATATTCAATGTAAATCATTTTATTATGATACCGCAAAAAACACTATATTCGATGGTTGCTCTACCATATTATCAAATAAAAATGATGGTATATTTGAATATAATACAGATGGTTTAATTTTTACACCAGCTTACTTGGCAGTAGGTGCTAATTCAGTTGGTGAAAAATCTAAAATAAAAAAAACATGGGAATCTTCATTTAAATGGAAACCAGCTGAACATAATACAATTGACTTTTTGGTGTCTGTAAAAAAAAATGAAGCAAAAAGAGATGAAATACATCATATATTTCAAGATGGTAAACAATTGGATAATGTAAAAACAATATCACAATACAAAACATTGATATTAATGACAGGATATACCGAAAAAGTACATAGTATTATGAATGCGTATCAAAGTATTTTGGACGATATGATATCTGGTGTTGGTGATAATGTTAGTGAAGAAGAGTATAAGCCTGTTCCATTTCATCCCACAGAACCGCGTGACCCATATGCACATCTAACTAATATTATGTTAGTTGAAAAAAATGGAAAACATATAATGCAAACAGAAGAAGGTGATATATTTACAGAGAATATGATTGTAGAATTTAAATATGTAATTACAAATAAATCAACATGGAAATGGGTACCAATTAAGGTTAGATATGATAAAACAGCAGAATTATTAGGTGGTGTTACAAAAAATTATGGAAATCCATATCATGTAGCTAATAGTAATTGGCAATCTATTCATAATCCAATTACCGAAGAAATGATTACTACTGGTGAAAATATTGCAGAAAGAGCAGTTGATAATGATGATGTATATTATAGTCAAACGAATGAAGAAACTACTACTCAACCATTACGTGATTTTCATAATAGATATGTAAAATCTAAACTAATATCTGCAGTGTCTAATCGTGATGATACATTAATTGATTATGCATGTGGGCTTGGTGGTGATTTGGCGAAATGGAAATATGCGAAATTAAAATTTGTATTTGGTATTGATTATGCTTACGATAATATTCATAATGCTAATAATGGTATATGTGCACGATATATACAAGAAAAGAAAAAGAATAAACAATATCCCGATGCTTTATTTATAAAGAGTGATAGTGGAAAAAATATAATAACAAATGAAGATATTAATACAAGTCAAAAAGATAAGCAAATAATAAGTGCTGTATTTGGTACAGGTCCAAAAGATGCAACTATATTAGGTAAAGGTGTATATAAAAATTATGGTATAGGAAGTTCTGGGTTTAATATTAGTTCATGTCAATTTGCAATGCATTATTTCTTTGAAGATAACAAAACTGTTCATAGTTTCTTACGAAACTTATCAGAATGTACAAAGGTTAATGGATACTATATTGGAACTTGTTATGATGGCGAAACTGTATTTAATTTACTTAGAAATAAAGAAAAGGAAGAAAGTATCACTATTTTAAAAGGCGGAGAGAAAATATATGAAATTATAAAACAATATGATAAAACTGGATTTCCTGATGATGAATTAAGTTTAGGGTATGGAATTGATATTTATCAGGAAAGTATCAACAAAGAAAAAGTATTCCGTGAATATTTGGTAAATTTTACATATTTAACCAGAATAATGGAAGACTATGGTTTTGTGTTAATTACACAGGATGAAGCAACCCATATGAATTTACCTAATAGTACTGGATTATTTGATGAAATGTTTACACAAATGGAACAAGAAATTGTTATGCGACCAAATGTAAAACCTAATTATAGATATGCACCAAATATATCGGTTGAGGAAAAACAAATATCCTTTATGAATCGTTATTTTGTATTTAAAAAAGTTCGTAGTGTAGATGCAAAACAAATTGGTGAAATTATTGAAAAACAAATAGATATAGTTAATAAAGAAGATACTGAAAATACTCAAGAAAAAATATTAGTAGAAGAAAAAACACCAGTAGAAGTAAAACCTATCGCTAAAAAAACTAAAAAAAAAATAGTACTAAAACAATTTTCAGTGGAACAAGACGAAGAAACACCATCTTCTACCATTAGTTCCAAACCTAAGTTGAAAATAGTAGGTAAAGTTGAATAATAATTTTGCATTACATTACTTGAAAACAATATAAATATTTGTATACTATTTATATTATCACAATGTCTTTTTATATATTACCTAAAAATTCTTTTTTAATTCATAAACATATTACTTATATTGCAAATGATAGTTGCCCTGAACCAGCTGTTTCGAATTCATTATCTGATTATTTATATGAAATAAAAAAAAAGATTGAAGAAAGAGATTCACAATGGGATACATATAAAAAATATACAAATCCTTACGAATATATTCATACAGTAATACCGTATAAGAAAAAGAGTATAGCTAAATATAAACCATTATCTCGTTCATTTTTTAAAATGATTGAACTTATTCATACATTCCAATTATCTCAGTCTATAAATCCAATTACTACATTTCATTTGGCCGAAGGTCCAGGTGGATTTATTGAAGCGATTTGTATGATTCGCAAAAATAAAAATGACCGTTACATTGGTATGACATTACAAGATGAAGTCAATGATCCAAATATACCTGGTTGGAAAAAAGCTGAATCTTTTTTAAAACAAAATCCTAATGTATATATAGAAACTGGAAATGATAAAACAGGTAATATCTTATCATTACCTAATTTGATTGGATGTAAAGAATTATATGGTTCGTCGGTTGATTTAATTACAGCAGATGGTGGTTTTGATTTTTCTACAGATTTTAATAACCAAGAAATTTCTATAGCAAAGCTTTTATTTGCTCAAACTTGTTTTGCATTAACTATGCAAAAACAACATGGAACATTTATATTAAAAATTTTTGATTGTTTTATGCAACATACTACAGATATATTATGTATATTATCTTCTTTCTATAATAAAGTCTTTATAACAAAACCTCATACAAGTCGTTATGCCAATTCTGAAAAATACATTATATGTAAAGATTTTCTATTGCCTTCTTGTGAACGATTTTTTCCTTTTATTATACGTGCTTTTACCAAAATGGTATCAAGTCCTACAAATATAACTAACCAACCATATGTTCACCGATTTTTAAATTGTTCTATTCCATTATCGTTTGTTTCAAAGGTTGAAGAATATAATGCTATTCTTGGACAACAACAACTTGAAAATATCCATGCTACATTATTGTTGATTGATAATCAATATAATCAAGAAAAAATAGATTCTTTGGTAAATACTAATATACAGAAATCTATTTTATTATGCACAAAACTTGGAATACAACATAATAATTTTACAACAAACCCTGTTAATATTTTTTTATCATAATTTTTTATACTGTTTACACCTTTGAACATTTAAGTTCACACACTTTGTGTTCGTCTTAATTGATTTATCGGTGTATAATAGATTGATGCTTTATATTATGAAAGCATCAATTATTTATATCTGTGGTATTTATATTGCATTGGCAAACTTCGTTACAGTACATTCTTTCATTTCAGTTGAGTATTTTGGAAAAGTAGGTGTTTTCTTCATAGGATATCCTAATTTATCCTTTACAGTATAACCTGGTGAAGGTACACCATATGCAAGTGCATTTGCTACAGATGAACCCAGACCAGCTGCATTACGATACGATGCTGTTGAATTAGTGATAGAATTGTATTTCTTTCGTGTAATTAAATCACTTGCAGATACACCCCCTTGTTGAGCGAATTGAGGATTGTTTGGCTTGTAGTATAATTTTACATATAATGGTTTTATACCTGGAGTAGCTGTTGATAAAGATACTTTATGTGGGTCAGCACTTGTTGTATTATCAGCAGGATAAGTAGCAGGTGTAAATCCTACTGCATTTTTAAATACATTATCTTCTATGATAAATTGGGGATATGTTCCCGCTGTTGCATCCATTGCCCAAGCAACTACACTATTTGTGTCAGTTGGAATTGTATAACTGGCTGTTGGAAAAGCATCCTCATCTATACGATAGGATTGTAATTCAATTACATTACTATTATTATTATATGCAAATTGCATTGCATATGAGATATTAGAACTATAATATTCAGCTGTATTACCAGTTTGGTCTTTGATTAAGTAATGTAAATTTGTAAACATTACTTGTTTAAATATACGATTTATATCTTCTAATGCATAATATCCAGCTGGTATTGCCACATCATATTCATTATCATCTATCCATTTATATTTGAATGAAGCACCATCTACTACATGATATTTTTGGCATTGGTTGAGGCCTTGTGCTGTATATACATTAGCAGATGCTAAACTTGTACCTGGTTTTGCAGTAGAATCACCTTGTCTTATATAATTATATTGGTTTTGAGCGAATGTGCGGTTACGACTTGATAAATATTGAGATGAAGTTGTGTAATAACGGTCATTTAACGTACCATCAATAAATTTTCGTTTTATCATTCCACTGCTACGAACACGGTTTCGTGCATTTTCTGCAGGAGATAATACTACACTACAATTTTCATATGTTTCGCATGTATTATTTGGTAAAGTTATGTCTATTAAATTCTCTAAACCACCTATATTTGTGGCTGTAGAATTAATTATTGTTCCACTTGGACGATTTACTATGTCAATCTTTATTGAGGATTTTGAACTGCAATTTGAATTATCAATACTCGCTATTTCACGTCTATAGTGTTTTAAAGGTTTTGCTTTCAAAAATATATTTTCACCATTCGATATTTGTCCATTTTTTTGTATAGAAGAACTAATTTGGTTAAATGTATTTCCTTTCCAAGAAATAAGAGGTATGGGATTTAAACTTAATAAGGCAGACATAAATATACTATATACCGATAGAATTAATATTTCTATTAAACCCTAATAAAAATAATGGGGTTACTATATTAAATATAATGAACGTCAACTTATATACATCTCAATTTATCACTGATTCTGTGTCATGGTTAGATACTAAAAATAATACTATTATGTCTGGTGATTTTACCAAATTATCTTATATTTTACCACATATGACTATGAACGGAATTTATCTGGAATTTCCTGTCGAGTTAACTAAAATAGAAGTAATTTCTGATAAAACACAAATTAAATTTTTTCCTCATAATACTTCTAATGTTGCAATAATTAGAGAATTCTCCAAAATAGAGTTAAAAATATTAGAAAATTATATTTTAACGAAACAAAAACAACTTAATAAAGTTCTTCTCTTATCTAAGCAACTTGCATCTGGTTTTATGAAAGTCTATAAAGAAAGCCACTTATCATCAGCTAAACCACCAGATACATTTTGTGTAAAAATATCAGGAGTTTGGGAAACAAAGGATGAATGTGGATTAACTTACAAATTATTTGGAGGGACCAGTCTTCCTTAATTATACTAACATTGATATTTTACCGCGTCTTTTTGATTTAAATACTGCATTACCTTTTCTTAAGTCATGAACTGTATTATTTTTGCTATTTTGTTCTGTTAATGATTTAAAATTAGTTATGTTAATATAGTTATTTTCTTTATCAAATTCATATTTTATCTCAGTGATTGTATTTATTCCATCTCTTGTTTTTTTAATAACAACTTTATCATGTTCTCCACGGTTTACTATCTTATATAATCCATCAGTTAATTGTAATATATTTTTATCCATAATAGGATAAAATACAGACCTATCTATGTGTAATCCACATGCTTTCACACGGTCTTGAAACATATTATCTTCAAACCCCCATGCCCATAAATTTGGAAATCCATTTGTTTTTTCATAATCATCACCTTTTATTGATACAATACCACCTAATGTAAATTTATATCCATAAAAATGTTTCACATTACCGTGTGTTGTATCATAATTTAAGAAATTCTTTGTATATGGCATTGTATCTATATCATTAAACACAAATGTTATTTTTTTATAATCGTTTGGATATTTTTCTTTCATTGCAATAAACCCTATGTTTTTCATCCCTCCGCGATTAAAATCACGACTGTCACACTGATGTGCAAAGTATATTTCGTAATCTTCTTTTTTTATATCTTCTAATACATATTTCATTTGACGCATAAAAAAATGTTTATGCTGTTCTCTATCACGATACGGGATAATAAATATTAATTTTGGAACATGTATTGTCGGTTCAACTGGTTTTATTTCAAGTTTTATATTCTCGTCTTCCATTAAATATATAATATCTGTTTACTTTTTATTGTATATTTACACCAATATTATTGTTGTTTTTATGTTTTATTTTTGATACTTCTTCAGTATTACTTCTGGTATTAACTTATTCTTAAATGTTTCCAATTTCTTAAAACACTTATTTATTGTTACTTCACTTACTCCAGAGATTTGCTTTATATCTTTTTTTGAGGATGAATTGTCACAATTAATCGCTACAAAATATACTATTCCTGCCGCGATTGCATGGGGAATATTATCGGTTATTATTTGTAACTGTTCAATTTTATGTGTTACAAATTTGGCTAACATTATTTGTTCTGGATTGAAATTTAATCTGCTACAATATCTTTCTATAAATGAACTTGGTAATGTAATTTTCAACATGGTTTGCTTTGATGGATCTAAATCTCGTTCAATATTATGTAGAATATTTACCGCCATTGAACACCCTGTTGTTGCACTTGTCTTATCTAATTTAAAGATTTGTGCTATCTCATGGGATGTACGAGGACATCCATTTAATCTACATGATATGTACAATGATGCTGCCTTAATACCATCACGATTTAATCCACGAAACATCTTTTGTTCTGATATATCTTTATGTATGGTCATTGCATTATCTATGAATATTTTGGGAATTCCTGCATTTTGTGCCATTACTGTTATGAATTGAAACTCATCGTACAACGATTTTTCTTTATGTGGCATTGATTGCCATTCTGTCCATTTACGAATCTTTTTCATTTCATATGATGACGTATGTGATGATAGCACTTTACACCCAAACGATGATTGTACCAACAACGGATTTATTGGATTTCCACAACGGGTTGGATCTGTTGCATTTTTATCATCTGCTCCATAAAATCGCCACTCTGGTGAATAGTCTAAAACTTCTTTATAAATAATACCACATCTATCGTTTGTGCAGGTTGGAAATCCGTCATCCATTATCATTAATGGAAATGAACAACTCATACACAAATCGTTATCTTTAGGCGTTGTATATACACATTCAACATCATTTGCTGGTGAAGCATTATCTTTACTCTTGTCTAAATCATATATATCCCATAATTTTGCTTTTTCACGATATGTGATTTCTGTTTTCTTCTTCTTTGTTTTTGCATTTATATGACGTTTTTCATTTACATTTGATGTTGATTGAATTATTATTGGAACTGACCCAATTATACGCAACTTGCGAATTTTTGTAGAAGTCATTGGATATATTTATACTAATTATATTATATATATTTAATCAATTTTTTTGTATTGATAATACAAACGAATAGATATGAATTTAGTTGCAAAATATGTAGCTGGTTCTCTTGGAAATGCAATGGAAACCTTGAATGTAAACGAAGAATGGGAAACAAAAATCAAAGATAAAATGCCAAGTGAAACAACAAAGATTATTGATGCTATATGTCAGCGATTCAGTAATGATGGTATGTTAAGAACTTGTAAACGTAAATCAGGAGAACCTAAACCACGAGAACTTGAACCAATTAAGTATATGACAGACAAATCTAAAGAGCTTATAACCGACTCTATTAGCGGTGACCCAGCTAAAACAGCACATGATTTATTTTTGTTTGTTCCTACATCTACAGAAATTAAACAATCTGGCGGTTTGGGTAATCTGTTTGGTACTAAAACGATTGAATGTACATCCAATAATAGAGCAGACTATGTTCAAACTGAGCAAGACAAATTTTTAAAAGATGAATCCCCTGATTATAAAAAACAGTTCACATTTAAAAATATTGGCTACTATAAGAATCTTTTGTCTTTGGAAATTAAAAGCCACGAAAATAGTATCAGTACACACGAAGAACTTATTCGTAAAAGTAAAGAAATAAAAAAGTATGACACGTCACAAAAAAAAAATAGAGATGATGATATTAGACAGTATAATAATGCTAAAACAAGAATACGTAATGAAATCAAAATTAAAACGAAACAACTGAAACTTATATATGATTATATTATAGATAAGACTAATGAAAATTTAAAAAATACATTATTAAAAGAATTTGGTAAAGATACGCAAACTTTGGAAAAAGAATTTAATGAGAAAAATAAATGTAAACCCGAAGATTCTACTGTAACATCCAGTAGTCTTACAAGTACTGCAGGTAATCTTGCAACAAACACCTTTGAACATAACCCTAATGTTATCTTAGCAAGTGATGCTGCAAGTGGTGTAGGTAGTGCAGCAAGCGCTGTAGGTAGTGCAGCAAGTGATGCTGCAAGTGATGCTGCAAGTGGTGTAGGTAGTCTCGCAAGTGGTGTAGGTAGTGCTGCAAGTGGTGCTGCAAGTGCAATGGATGATGCAAAGAAAAATGCAATGGGTGATATACCCATACCCATTGCAACCGCAGTATCCCCAGGTGATATTGATGTTAATTTTCCAGAAACACGATTAGGAGATATGAGTTTGATGAGCGGTTTGCAAGGTGACCTCATGAAACCTCGTGAAATAAAAGATGGTAAAGCAGAAACTATTTTAAATTATTATACAGACCATATTATAAATTTATTAAAGTGTGATGAAATTGTTGGAGAAACATTACAGACAAAAATTATTGATACCATGTTCATATCAATAAATAATAATTTAAAAATAAATAAACGAGAATTATTCAGTAGTATTGCAAAAGAAACAACAAAACACTGTATTGAAAAACGAATCGCTTTAATTGAACCAACAATAAAAGTGTACCAAACTATTATTAGTACTGTACCTAAACAGATATTATCTAATTATTTACATTTAATATTAGAACTGTTTGTATATAATTGTTATAACGATTTGTTAGATAGTGAAAAATTAGGATTCACTACTATTGACTTATCATCTCATATTCAAACATTAAAGGGAGTTGATGGATTTGAAGGTGAAAAGGATAAATTGGATGTTGATTCAATAGCGAAAATAATGGATTTAAATAAGTTGCCTTCACCAAAAACAGAGAATAAAGATACAGAAGAAGAAGAAAAAGAAGAAAAAGAAGAAAAAGAAGAAAAAGAAGAAAACAATAAAATGGCATTAAAACAGTTTAAAAAATTATTTGAAGAAGAAGAACTTGAAGAAAAAAAGGGTGGTGCCAGAAAAAAATACACACGTAAACATAAACGTCACCATAAGAAACGTAGGTCAACACGTAGATATAGATAAATTATATATTTTTAATAAAATATATAATACGTAGAATCATATAACTGTTTATTACTTTCTTTTTTTCATAGTGGTTCGTCTATTGTACTTTAATGGTTTGGTAACTTTTTCAAATAATTTTTGAAACAAATCATCAGGTAAAACTTTTGATTCAGTTTTTTTAAAAACTCTGGAATTATTATCAGCATTATTGCCTATATATAATCCAGTGGGTACAACAAGACCTTCAAACCGTTTTAATTCATCAGTTGGTTCAATATCTAACCCGTCACCTCCAAACATTAAATCGTTATTTTTTTTTTCATTATGTATACAAGTGTTTAATGGAATACCAGATATAGGATTCGCGAATTGGTTGCTATATATTATCTCTTTTGCAAATGAATCATAGAATTGCATTTTATATATTATAATAGATTGATATTTTTTTTCGGTATTATACATCGCAAGATTTTTTATAAGTACGTTTTATATCACTACTTGTAGTAATTTCACGATTATCTTTTAAATATTGTATAATAAACTCAACCTGTGTATCATCTTTAATTAAATCAGCTAAACAACGTTGAATATACCCAAATGTAATTGTAGAGTATTCTTTTTTTTCATGTAGACGTAATTCACCGTCACTAATGGTAATTTTATTTTTTGCCAAATTATGATTGTTCATAAAGTCGCATATTTGATGATTTAATTGTGACTTCATTTCACGTAATTGTTTTGTTTTTTCATTAATAATTTTAAGTTGACTATCCATAACAACCCATTTTTTTACTTTTTCTATAAATTCGGGTTTTGTTTGTATTTGTTCAATAATATTGTCACTCATGATAATATTATAATGAAGATTATATTTTAATTAATATGCCGTATTTCAATGTCTTTTTGATTTACGTTTTTTTCCACCTTCTTGGACTTGAGCAGGGTCAACCTCTGTACCCTTGGCTATATCATCTATTTTTACAGTATCACTATTGAATTGATTAACATGTATTGACCCACTATTTCCAACATGTTGGTTATTCATATCACCAAATACGGATACACCGTGTTCAGCAGCACCACTACCTCCCTTGAAAATTAATTTTTTCATCCAATTATCTCTGGTTAATTTTCCATCTTTATGTTTACGTTTTCTGGTTCCTTTACCTACAGCACGGTTTTTCTTTTTATTGGATTTATTTAATTTATTTTTACGACTAAAACGTTTAATTCCCATTATACCTTATAATTATATTTTATTCGTACATATATACTTTACTATGTTTTATGAATTTTAAAATTTTTAATAGTAAATATAAATTGGCTAAAATAGCTATAAATAAAAAAATATTATAAAAACAGATTATCCATATGTACAAATACATTTCATTATATATTAAATCTCCAATAGGACTTAATACAGCTTTGATATCTTTACGCGAATCTTCGCTATACAAATAATTAATACATGAGTCTTTTATATTTCTCATACTTGCTATAATACTTATAGTACTGCATTAATAGAATAAATCTATTTTAACGCAATTCGTATAATTAATAGAATATATTTATAAATAATAATAAAGATACCACTTAGAATAACTATAATGGATAGTATTTTAGAAGCGTCTGATAATTTTCAATTTAGTTCTGTTAAATTATCTAAACCAAAAAGTACAACAGGTGGTAATTGGTTAATAAAGTTTGGTATAAATAATAACCCTTTATATTTACAAACACCGAAATGTAATACTCGTAACGGATTTTTAAAAGCAGGAAAACGATATTATACAGATTTGGTATTTTCCAATGATAATGATGAATTTATACGATGGATGGAAAATTTAGAAAATATGTGCCACGAACATTTACACGAAAACCGTGCTATATGGTTTGACAGTAATCTAATGTTAGAGCGTCATGATATAGAAAATTATTTCACTTCCCCTATGAAAATATATAAGACAGGTAAATATTATATTCTTCGTGTAAATGTAGAGACCAATTTAGGTGTACCTGCACTAACTATATATAATGAAAATAATAATAAAGTAGATATTGATACAATTAATGATACACAAGACGTTATTAGTATTTTAGAATTTAAAGGTATAAAATGTTCATCTACCAGTTTCCAAATAGACATTGAAATAAAACAAATGGTAACGATGAAACCTGTGAAAATATTCTCAAATTGTGTAATACGATTACCATCACAATATGGAACATCTATAAATGAAAATAAAACAGAAAATGATAACCAAAATGATTTAGATAAACCTATAATAGGTATTAATAATGCAGAAAATACTGAATTAGATATCCATGTTCCTACTTTAGAAGATTCAGATTTTAATGAAAATAATGAGAATATGGAAAATAGTGAAATTGTTATTTCTACTTTAGATAATTCAAATGAAATAGGAGTAGGTTCTTTAGACAAAGATATCAATGATATTCAAAAAATAGAAACAGGCGTAACATCAACTGAACCAGAAATAAATGATAAACCTATTTTAGAAAATAATGAAGTAACTCCCGATAATTTGGATGAACCTGCAAATATAATAGATGATACAATGATAGAACCAATAGATACAAATGAATTACAAGAATTCAACATAGATTTAGATGATTTAACGGATGATGTTAACATAAATATTAAAAAAGACAAAGATATATATTATGAAATGTATAGAGAAGCTTGCAGAAAAGCAAAAATCGCGAGAGATTTAGCACTTTCTTCCTATTTAGAAGCAAAACGTATAAAAAATCAATATATGTTAGATGATTTAACAGATAGTGATGATAGTGAAAATGAAGAAATGGACGAAGTAGAATAAATTATTTAAAAGACATTTGATAACAGATTGTTTAGATAAAATGTTATTTTAGATAAATAATTTATCACCCGTTATTATATAAACAGAATGTTTCGCACAGTTCTCTCAATTTTAAAACAGTCATTTAATGGAATGAAAACATTCTTCACACCTCAAAGAGTTGTGGGAATTCTTGTATTTTTACTATTAGTTTGGTTAATTAACCAAAATTTCAGCAGCAAGATGGCTGTTGCCGAAAAAATGGAAGATGGTACAGAAGAGGCTGAGAAAAAGCCCGAAACGGTAGAAGCTGCTGCTGATGGTTCTGGTAGTACTGCTTCTGGTAGTGGATATGCTACACACGAGGTTGCTAATCCTACCGACTTATTACCCGCTGACGAAAATAGTCAATGGTCTGCATTAAATCCTAATGCTTCCAAATCTGGAAATGCCGCTATGCCTGACTTATTGAAGGCTGGTCACCATATTGGATTAGATACAATTGGTCAAACTTTACGCAATGCTAATTTACAACTCCGTTCCGACCCTATTGTCCCCAAGGCCGAGGTTGGTCCATGGAACCAAAGTACCATTGAAACCGATTTCGCTCGTGTCCCCCTTGAGCTTGGTCCCTGCAAGTAAATAGTTTAATTCCATTAATTCATTATATAGTAATACATAATGAATTTAACGCGTTTATATGATTTAGTCATGATTAATTTTTAACATTATATAATATATGTTTTATATTGCCGAATTCTTAAGTGGTGGATTAATCACTGTTTTATTCTCATATGCTTCATCTCTATATAAAAATCATCCTGCGTATATAAAAATAATCGCATTTTTATGGGGTATGCCTATATTATATTTTTATATCTTATTCATTTCTATGTCTATTAGCGAAGAAGCAGCAAAAGATATAACCTATCATGCATTATTTGGTATGTTATGTTCCATATTTATTATGATAACAACACTCATATTACTTACGTATTCATATAAGTATAACTACAGCAGTCAATATATTATTGGAATAAATATAGCATACTTGTTTTTAGTAATTCATATTTATTTATGGTATAAATTATACCAATAATACTGTAACTTTTAATCATGTTATAATATATAAATCATGGATAAATATGAAATTTTAGGATTCTTATTAACAGGCATAGTCATTATTGGATGCTTATACATATATTTTGATAATTATGGTGCATTTGATTTAAAATGCATTGTATCTACTGTTGATGGTAATGAATATTGTGTACGTGAACGTAATAAATTACAAGAGGCCGCCGATTTATTAGCAAAAGTTACTGAAAAATGTAAACAATTAGTTGATTATGTTTACGGTAAATTTCCCGACCAAGAAAATGTTAAACGTTTACATACTAATTTCAATCCTACAAAAGTTATGGAAACATTACCTACCAGTAAGTTTACTGCATATAGTGAAAATAAAGGTGAAAAAATAGCCTTTTGTTTAAATAAAGAGAAACATGAAAATGAAATTTTAATTGATGAAAGTACATTATCTTTCGTTGCTATACATGAACTTTCACATGTTATGACCAAATCTATTGGACATAAAAGTGAATTTTGGCAAAACTTTAAATTTCTATTAGAACAAGCTAAGGAAGCGAATATACATAACCCAGTTGATTATAAATCTGCCCCACGTGAATATTGTGGAATGAAAATACATGATAATCCTTATTATGACGCTTAGAACTTACTATATTGATATCATTATTGCTAATATAATAATATAAAAATTATTTTTATATTATAGAAAAATAGGTATATAATCTATAAGCATCTGTATATATGGAAGATATAGGCAATATTGAATCTATTATACAATATGAAGAACCTATTCCCACGAAAGACATTATGAAGGTATGTATTTTAAATCATTCAAATACTATTAAAAAAATGGTTGTGTTTCAAGGAAGTATGAAACCAATTAGTAAAGATAATGATATATTTAGTGAGTATGAACAATTACAAAATAATACTACTGAATTTATAATTCAATCATCAAGTATGCAACTTCATCCTGACGACTCTGTTCATATTATAAAAAAAAAGATTTTACATGAACTTGATATGCCACTATTATCCTACAGTGAATTATATTTGTTTTCTAAAAAAACTATATCAATACATTTACATCAACTATATTTGGAGATTACTAAGAATGAAACTATACCATTAACAAAACCTATTATTGGACAATTGTTAGTCAATCTTGAAATCGTTGATAAAGATACACTATCTTATTTTGCTAATATGGAACAACCCACATACACATTAGTCGAGTTTATGAAAGGATTCTCAAAACATACATATAATATTGATATTTCTATACCAATTGGAAGACGTTTTGTAAAATCACGAGAACTTTTATATTCAACTAATCCGTTCAATGTATTACACAATCAAGAACTCGTATTTCATACTACAAATAACAATGCATTGTTATCATTTGAAAATCATTTATTATTATCTTATGGTAATTTGATTAATAATACTTTATATGTTTGTACTGCTGATGATGTTTTTAAATATAGCGATACTCATTCTATATCAAGTGATTATTTTATAAAATTATATTATCCAATGTTGTCAAAATTAGAGATATTAACTACTGATGAGTTAATAAAACAAAAGCCCAATTTAATAAAAGATACTAAGAAACTTATGAAACCAAAATTATTCAAAAAATATAAAAATATTGATACCTTTTATAATCTTTATAATAAACAACCTGAAAAACTACCCTATTCTAAAAATGGTATTAATAAATTTCATATGGTTTTGCACCCGATTACAAACATCATATTGCCTCTTGAATATATTTTTAAACAAGTTCACGCGACAAATGATATTCCTTATATAAAATACAATTCGGGTTTACGTAGAGAACCCATTTATCGTTTATATACCAATGCCAGAACCAAAACTGGAAAAAAAATACCACTATTGTCACGAACACAAATTATATCTTTTTCTAAAAATTTAAATAAGCCAAAACAATTATCATTTGTTACACAATATACTTATGAAAATACTACAGAATTCATTTTCATACATATTAATAACAATGGCGATGTTGTAATAAAAGGGGAATGTAAACACCACATTTCTGCTTATAAATTAAATATATTATTAAATAATAAAATTAATATAATCATCTCTCAAATAAATAGAATAATTGAAACGTCTGGATATACTATTTCCACATTTAATAGCATATATGATGAACAAGTTGAAATAGTTAATGTTAGTTATATATGTAGTGTTCCCTATACTACTCCTATAAAAACTACCGAATTAACTACACTTATGTCTAACATGTTCCATGTGTATCAACCTAATATTAATAAAGGTGCAATATTACGATTTACTCGTGTTGAAAATTATAAAGAAATGACTGCTATCAATAGCATGATTACACAAATATATAAAAACACGAATGATTGGGGTACTGTAAAAAAATATATTATGGATAATTTTTCATTTACTAATGAAGAAGCTCAACAACATATCACCGATTACTTGAATTCACATATATTATTGAATGGTAATTATATAAATAAAACGGTTGATATCGCAGAAAATCCAGGATTTCCTTGTTTAATTCATATTTCAAATGCATACGCAACTCCAGAATTGACACTTGATGTGAGTGAGATTACGTCTATACATTACATTGATGTTATTCATCGTTATTTTGATACATTTTTACGGGTTACTCAATATCCTGATAAATCTTCTATATCCAAGGATACATTATTGAAAAAAATGGCCGAAACAAGTAAGATTGAAGATGTAATTATACAAGAACCCATTGTAGCTGTTAGCAGTAAAGGTATTCAACCTTATTCTCTTCAATCCTCCAATATTCCAACACAAATAGATGCTGACACTGATGTTGATGACGATGGTATATTTTTTGATGATAATGATGATGATGATGATGATGATGATGATGATGATGATGACAATAATTCACCAAAACCTGCAGTAAAAGAATCTATTAATGATAATGAATTATTATTTCAAGACGATAGTGACAGTGATGATGATAACTTATTTTTCGGTGGAAACCGTAATTTTTTTGATAAAATGAAAAAACTTGAACCCACATTAT